TTGGTGGCTGCTTTCCAGTGTTCACGCTAATGCTGGCATTGGAAACTCTCCAAATAACCAGTGCATTGTAGCACCAGGTAAAACTCTTATTTAAAATGAAATATGTCGTCTCCACCAGATCAGTCAACAACTATACTTGCGTTCGTGGGTCTGGTGTGTATATGCTGTTCTTCGTCNTNCTATATGGGGTCCAAGTCATCTAGAGTCTGATGCTGACGTGTTTCACATAGGAGCATNGTTTCAGATGGCTGGTCATCCTGAGTTTGTTTAAAGCTTAGAGCAGTTGAATACCTAATGGATGATCTTTGGAAAGTCCTCGCAGAGAATGGATACGCAAAACCCACTGCAACACTCGGTCACATCTGGGCAAACACGGCACAGGATGCTCAGTACTCTTCCGGAGCTCATGAGCACCTCAGGGTGCTCGACAAGTATCAGGAATATTTCAACCTTACAGTCGAGCAGATGAAGTTTAGATTTTTGATGAAGGATAGTTCAAATTAACTCCAGTTTAATAGTATATGACCAATACCAAGTGTTTCGCTGAGCCAATAAGCGTGAGCATCGCAGCAGGCTATCTCGTTCACGAAGCAGACAGGCGAAACAAAGAGGAATGGAATGATAAAGTAATTGCAAAGAGACGAAGAGAACTTGAGAATGTCCGCGAACAAATTCACACCCTCAGAAACATGCTTGAAGATAAAAAACTTAGTGCAAAATCAAAGATACATATCGCAGCAGATATAAGACTCCTCGAAGAAGAGGCGAACGATATCCATCAAGGTATGTATGAAAATATAGGTGAACCCCCTAACATCGTGCTCGTGTGGCTAAAAAATGCTTGGAACTTTTTGACTTGCAAGACACAAGAAAGTTTCTAGTGTAATTATAGATGAAGTGTTTTGGACCAGACGAAACACTCTATGTCATTTTACCTTATTTCAACTTTATAGGATTCAAGCAGCGCAGGAAACTCTTTATAGATTTTGTTCATAGCAATTCTAATCTAAAATTAGTTGTGGTAGAGGCGGTCGGTCCATCACCTCTCGGTCGACTCCCAGTTTTCAAGCACATAAAGATAAATACCGGGAGTCACCTTTGGCTCAAGGAGAATCTCATAAATGTGGGAGTTCAGTCACTCCCCGAAAACTGGAAGTACATGGCATGGATNGATGCTGATATTTTATTTTTAAACCAAAATTGGGTGGAGGAAACAAAGGCTGAGCTTCAGGATGCAGACGTGGTCCAGCTCTGGCAGTCAGCTATTAACCTTGGTCCAAAAGGGGAGACTCTCAAGGTGGACAAGGGCTTTGTGTACATGTTCCTTGATAGCGGGTCTAAGTGGTCTCCCACAGACAAGTATGGATTTTGGCACCCGGGATATGCTTGGGCGTGCACCAAGAAAGCCTTTGAGATTATGGGAGGTCTCATAGATTGGGCAATCTTGGGTTCGGGTGACAGACATATGGCAATGAGTTTTGCAGGTTTATCTCTTGAATCTGCCCCAGGAAACGTTCACGAAAATTACAAGATGCTCCTCAAAATGTATGAGGCTCACGTGAAGAATTTCAAGGTTTCCTATGTGAATGGGAGCATCATTCACTATTGGCACGGCTCATTCACAGACAGGCGCTACAAAGAGCGATGGAGCATTTTGACGAAGAATAACTTTGATCCACTTTCAGACATTGGATACACAGAGAAGGGTCTGGTTCAACTTTCTAAAAAGGGAAGGAGGCTTCAAAAGTACTTAGACGAGTACTTTGTAGGAAGAAGAGAAGATGGCACAAGTCTGGAATGACGATTTCTACCATATTGTTATGGTCCACAGTGGAAAATCTGTTGGCAGCGAATATTTTGTAAAAAATGATAGACACGAAAAGAGACGAAGGCTTAATCAGAATGGAGAAAATGTCTATCTGCTTCCAGATGGGTCTGTAAGAAGAGAGGAGGATGCAATCATCAATGCTCAAAGAATTTGGAAGGAGCGCGCGTATGCTCCAGTGACTGGGGTGATGTACAAGAAATGTCTTGAGAGTTTTACTTCTTTGGTGGGCTTGGAAGAAAGACAATAACTGGTCGAGATGCTTTCAGATGAGCAGCCGATTGACGCAGACGTGCTGCTGATGCGTTAAGATTTTTAGAAGTTATCCGTGGAATAGCAGGGATTACAGGTAGGCGAACAAACCCACGAGGAGGTGCAACAACCGGTTTCTTCTTCATCATCTTTTCGCGCATTTTCTGGATATTACTCTTCTTCTCTTTTTTGGATGAAACTGGTTTAGTGACTCGAAGAACTCCTCCTCTCGGACGGGGAGGGCTAGGACTGAATGCAGGTTTCCCTTGTTTGATGCGGTTTTCAATCACCTTTCTTGCCTTGTTAAGAGCCCGATTCCAACGTGCATTTAATAACTCCTGTTCTTTTGCTCTCCGTTCTAGAGCCGATATGTTTTTAAGATGAAGCTTGGACATATTGGGGACCGGGGACAAGAGAGTTGCGGCAAGTGTATGAAGTTTCTTCTTGTTCATTTTGAAATAGACTGAGATTATTTACGCAGGTCCTGGTCTGGATCAAACCTAGTAGCGTACCAAGCCTTTGGAGCCTTTTTCTTCGTGACCAAAACGTACTTGTAAACTCGAGCCACTGCCCACTGAGGTGCTGTGGCTCCAGGGCGGCTCCCTCCCGTCTTCCACGCCTTGAGTCCGCGGTTATAGACCGTATTGAGAGTCGAACGGCTAATCCCTGTTCGCCTAGCAATAGCATTCTTATTAAACTTGAGTTCGGGGTATGTCTTGTGAAATAACATGGTCCACTTGGACTTTTTGCGAGTTCCTCCTGCATTCGATTTTCCCAGAGAGAGTTTTGAGTAAGGGAGTTTTCTCCGCTTCAAAAGCTCCTTTTCGCGGGTGAGTTTGAGAGATCGAGACAGACCTGTAAAGTATCGCTCCGGCCAGCTGAGAGTCACCCGTGTGTGACGAGGGTGACGCGGAGGCATCTTATTTTACTCGTATATTAAATATGGACATTGAGTCTCAGGTACCAGATCGCAGGAACTCTCACAAGTGGGTTCCTGTCATCGGTTTATGTGTAAGCGTGTACAGTGCTATTTTTGCAACTGCTGTTCTTTATCCATGGCATATTGAACTCTCAAAAGAGTTTCAAACTCATTGCACCTCTAAGGTCTAGGTCCCAGTCCAATGGTTTCATTGGTTGGAACGCACCCGCTGCCTGTTGGCATGTAGCCTGGGGAGCACACAGCCACAAACTGGTCTCGGGGGTTCCCGCCTCCATAGACACCCATGGGGCGAGTCAGAAACCATAGAGCCAAGAGGACGAAAATCACTGCAATGATTACAGACGTGTTCATTTATATTCACAAACATTAATTATATGGAGCGCTCATGAGGTGGTCATAGAAGACGGCGTTCTCCTGCCACGCAGGTGACATCTTGGGCGAGTACATCTCTGGGATTTTTGAGTCGGTTGAGATGCCAGCCTCTGAGGAGGGCTCACCAATAGGCAGGCACTGGGTTCCTGAGGCTGCCCAAGGAGCGTAGTAGTATCCCTTGGGACACTTCGCCAGCAACTTGGCTGGGCGACGCAGGATAAGTGCCACGAGGATAGCCACGAGTAAAATGACGATAACCAGCTTCATCCTTAGTAGAAGAAAACAATTTTTTCACACTCAAAAAGAGCCTTGAGTTTTTTGATAAATTTTGAATAATCCTCCTCAAACTCACCTTCAGAGACTTCATGCTCAAATCTCTCAAGGTCTTCTGGGGTCAAGATGACAACCTGGTCACCACGGTTGAGGAGGGGGTCTCCCCTGTCATATGCCGCATTGAAGTCTGAAAACATCTTGTCCTGGTACAAATTGTTTGCCCAAGAGTCGAGTTCAGGAAAGTTCCCATAACATTTTTTGAATTTTGAATCAAAATTGTCTGCCCACCCAAGCTTCACCATTGAGTAACACAGGGTTCAGGTTCTTATATCGTGACAACATAGACTGTCTTGGGAATCACAAAGCCGTTGAATGCACTCGAGGCTGATGCTGCACTATATGCCCCCATGTTCTTACAGTACAGGCGCTCTCCTACTGCAAGATCAGGCAACATACACTCGTCGCTAATCAGGTCGATAGAGTCACAGGTTCGACCAAAGACTCGGCTTTTGAACAATGGTTCTTCACGCTCATTGAAGGGTTGAAGGTCGATTGTCTTGTAATCGAAAATTTTGTTGTTAAATAGTCCATAGACGGACTCGTTCACATAAAAGGTGAATGTCGTCTCCCCATCCTTTGTATGTTTCTTTTTTCCAATGACTGAAATCACGAGCGTCGCACAGTCATTCACGAAAAGTCGACCGGGCTCTGCAATATACGAAAACTCAGGTCGCTCAGTCACAAAAGACCGAATCACACTTGCAAATTTGTCAAAAGTTTCCGAGCTGAACCCTCCCCCGATATCGATAATCTCTGAACCTTGGCTCAACTCGGCACACTGATCCATCGCTTTCAGGAAGAGTTGAGGATCGCGCGCACCGCTCCCTACATGGAAACTAAATCCCGTGACATTCAGATGGAGTGTTTTTGCCAAGGTGAGCAAATCGGCGACATCCTCTTGGTCGACTCCAAACTTTGTACCGAAGCGACAAAGGCTCGAACTGTCATCAACCTTGAGACGAAGGAGTAAATTGGCATTTGGCGCGTACAGGGCAATCTTCAAAAGTTCGTTCGAACTATCGAAAACCATGAGATCGACATCAACCTCGCGAGCGTAACTCAAAGTCTTGCAGTCTTTGACTGGGTGCGCAAAGATAATTCGGTCTGGTGTGGCGTGTTCGAGAACCGATGAGATTTCGTTGTGGCTCGCGCAATCGAAATTACACCCGAGCGCCGCCAGAACCTGGATGATAAGTGGGTCCGAATTGCTTTTGACTGCAAAGTGTGGCTGTACATCAGGAAGCTCCTCCTTCCACTTTTCGAATGATCGCTTGACTGCACCAATGTCTATCACAAACACGGGCTCGTCGTCGATAATCCGATCTGCGATGAGTGCGCTAATAATGTCCTCCGTGGTTTCATTCTCACTAAAGACGCGGACATTGTGCTCTTGNACNAGNGCCGTGAGGTCCGTTGTGGTTTCCATTTTAGTATTTCAACTCGTATATTTTCTAAGTAAAAGTAATGACAACTCGCATAAACTTACTTTTAAAACAGGTGAATGCGAAACCTCCCACACGACGGAACGCTCTTCTGAAGGCTTCCAAGGGTCCTACACGGCGTGAGGCTCTCATGAAGCTCATCGGACCCATTCCTTGGTTAATAACCAAATACAAGAATACAAAGGGGCGTCCATTTTATGTAACTCTGAAGGGGACATATATCGTGCGGGTTGATGGAAAGTCCCTGTACGGGCGCAAGTCAATTTCGTGTCATGTCCCCACTAAGATTCGAGCGCGCAAGTGTAGGTAAATGGCAACTCGTTCACTCATCTTCCTGCTTGACCGCTCGGGCTCGATGGAGTCTTGCCGCGATGACACAATTGGAGGCTTCAACGCCTTTGTCAAGGATCAGGCTGCTCTTGGAGGAAAGCTCAGCTTGATTCAATTTGATCATGAAATTGAGAAGTCATTCACTGACCTGGAGCTGAAGGAGGTGAAGCCTCTGACCACTGAGACGTTCAAGCCTCGCGGGTCAACTGCGCTCCTGGATGCAATTGGCGCAACCATCAAGGAGAGTTCAGGAACTCCTCTCGTCATTATCCTTACTGACGGCTACGAGAATGCGAGCACCAAGTTTACCAAGGCGCACATCAAGGACCTCATCGAGCAGAAGATCAAGGAGGGCTGGACCTTCATGTACCTAGGGGCGAATCAGGACGCGTTTGCAGAGGCGGGTTCTATTGGGATCGCCGCGGGTTGCACGATGAACTACGACGCGCGCAAGACACCCGAGCTTTTCCATACTCTTAGTCAGGCTCTGAGCAGCTCTCAAGCGAGCTCCTCAATTTAATGTAGTGTAATTATAAATGTTTGGTCAGAAGAAACCTGGTCTCGCTGCAACGCTCGGTTCCTTTGGAATAACCCCCAAGTCTTTACATAACGCTGCTGCAAGTTTTGGGATTACCCCTAATTATTTAAAAAAGACCGCCTCTGGCTATGGTCAACAACTCGCGACTTCAGCAAAAGCTGGGCTGAACGCGCGGGTCGCAAAAACTGCTACTGGTCTTCAGACCAAGATTGTCGGTGCACCCCCTACCCCTACCCCTGTTCCTGTTCAAATTCCTATTCCAATGAAACCTGCTGGTTCTTTTTAACCAGCTGCTGTGGATGCAGCAGCCATAGCCTGAGCTGCTGCAATCAGACCCTGGAGACGCGCCTGGAGCTGAGAATTCTTCATCTGCTTGGTCTCACCCAGTGCTGAGATGAGCTTGTCAAGTTCGGAATCCATAGCGCTCTGTGCCGCCCGAACATTATCGGGTGTCATGAGCGTCTGGACCTGTTCGGTCGTTGGGACAGCCGCCTCTGCTGCATTGAAGTTTGGAAGACTCTTTGCTATTGCTACGGCTGCCTCAACTTCCTCTGGTGCTGGAGCCTTGAATGACTGGAAGGTGAAGTAGCCTGCAACACCCAAGCCAATAATAGAAAAGGCGAGAATTATACAAGAAAAATTAAAGTTTGAATCCTTTGGCTTATTGGTGCTCAAATATGTCTGAATATTGATAGAGGTTAATGCTATGGCACAAATTGCCACCACTATAAAAGTTGCTGGTATCATAGTCTCGTGGAGACCCATTATTAGTATATCTCGAGATATATTTTTAGACTATACCACCAATCTTGAAGTCTGCTCCTTTTTTAAGAGTGAAAAATATACCAAAACAGCAGACAAATAGTACCAAGAATGCAATCCAAGAATTAAAGAGGTTCTGCTTCTTGGTCTGATCCGCCTTATCTCCAAGACTGTTCTGCTGGATCCAGCCAGCGAGTGTGCCTATGAAAATGGCAAACATACTAAAGGCGCAGGCAGCAAAACCAAAAGATGCAAGTCGAGCTGTCCCCTGAGCTGTATTCTTTGCCATGAGTACCTCTCCTGCACCTGGGACTGCGTATTCTGCCGCCTTGATAGCCGCCTTCTTTGCCAATCCTGCAGCTAAGTTTTCGGCTCCCATTCTACTATTTTGCAAAGACTATTTTTTCACCCAGTACACTTTGGGTCTGGCGCAGTGCAGCCTGGAAGGAGGGCTTGGACCACAACAGCCACCTGGACCAAAAGCCTGCTGTATATTTTCCATTCTTTCCCCAAGATTCCCTCTTCTTGTGTCGAACCAAGTACCGCTCCATACGCTCCTTATTCTTGTGGATCGTATAGTCCGAGTACCCCTTGCGCCCGAATCGAACCGTCTTTCCGTTCGAAAAAACAGCCATGAATTTATGAACTCCATTACGCGACTTGAAAACCTTTACAGTCATCGAATGCTAATTCTTATAGAGATATAAATCAAAAGAAAGAGAATAATGACATTAAAAACAATGTACCCAGTTATATAAGGGAATACCGCCCCCTGAATCGCGTTATTTTCTAAAATCATATTTAGAACCTGACGTGTAAGGGACTCATCCTCACCATCTTCACTCGCAGCCATGGATAGATACCTTCCTAGATATAAACAAAAAAGTGAACACGAATTTACGAGACTTGGACCCATCGTGTGTATTGTTGGAAAGACGGGTATCGGGAAAACCTGGCTAGTTCAAAACACATTCGAGCGCTACATTGAACTCACCTCTGATATCCTGAAGAGCAAGAATGAGACTATTGAATTTTTAACTAAAATTAAAAGTTCAGACCTGCCTGTGATTATTGATGAGTATGAGTGTGTGTCAGACCTCATAGGTCTCCGGGAGATTAAGGAGCCTCCGACAACTGGTCTCTTTGTCATCATCTCCCAAGTACCTGTAAAATTTGATTTCGACTTTCAGGTGTATGAGATGCCGATCAGAACCATAGAAGAGATGAAACAGCTTTTTCCAAAAGCTGATCCCAGTGTCATCAAGACGTGTGGGGGAGACCTTCGGGTGGTTTCTCAAAGTCTCGAGTTTAAATCTGATTTGCGAGATGACTTCCAGGGACCGAGAGACTTTATAGTCTCCTTGGTCTCTCAAGATTCACATGTAAACCCAGTGAACTACATTGGGTATCCTGTACAGGAGCCTGGGAACATAGCTTCAATTTTACATGAAAATTACCCTGATAGCAAGGGGGACCACGCAGATATAATAGAATTGCTGAGTGTTGCGGATGTCATAGAGTCTAGGGTATACTCTGGAGAATGGGAACTTTTACAGTACTTTAATTTGTGGGGGTGCATCCTCCCATCTATAGAAATTGGACACTCACTCAAGTCAAAGCTTCGACCTGGGTCAACGTGGACTAAATACCAAAATATGTGTATGCGTGCAAAAAGAATTGATGCAATGGCAAATAGAAAACCAGGAAAGAGACTTTGTCTGGATGAGCTGATTATTCTTAGAGATTTTGCAGAATCTGAAAATGTTGAAATTTTGAAAGAGTACGGACTCCAACCTCAAGACATTGACGTTTTGAACCATCTTAGCCCACTTCGCAAGATAAAAGCAAAGACTGTAAGTTCACTAAAGAAATGTCTGTAGCCGAGTGCGAGCGTCCCCACGAGGAGGAGTATGTCCAAGTCCGCGGGTCGGATGTCTATTTCTACTGTGAGGTGTGCGAGACGACCGTTCTCGAGCTCATCATGAAGCTCCGTAAGCTCGAGAAGGAGCTCCTTCACAAGTATCTGGATCTAGATCTGCATATGCGCCCAGAGATTCGCATCTGGATCCGAAGCGACGGAGGTGACATTCACTCGGGTCTGAGTGCGATGGATGCCATCGCTTCTATGAAGCGGGTCAAGGTTCGAACCATTGCGGATGGGATGTGTGCGAGTGCAGCCACCTTCATCCTCTTGGGGGGGCGAACCAGGCACATGACCGAGAATTCGTACATATTGATTCATCAACTGAATATGGACGGATCCTGGGGAAAGTTTCAGGACTACAAGGACCAAATGGAGAATTTGGAGCAATTTATGAGGCGATTTCGCGAAATTTATGTTCAGGAGACGAAGATTCCTGATGATAAGCTCAAAAAGATTCTGCGGCGCGACGTGTGCATGAATTCAGACAAGTGTATCGACTATGGGATTGTTGACTCGGTTTGGATTTAGGCAGCAACAACATCATCAGCTGGAGGGGGCACCTCTGCAGCCTGAGCCACGAGATTGACCACCTCCTTTGCCTTCTTGAGAGGGGAGTTCACCTGAGGAACCTGGATGGCACCCTTCTGGAACTTCTCATTAAACTTCTTATACAGAAAATAACCAATTACCAAAATAGCAATAAGTGCGACAATGTTGATAATGTTAAAGGGGTTGTTTGACTTGATCTCACCGAGAGCTGCACGCTTCACGTGATCGACAACTGGAACTGCGGACTGCATTACTATGATTACGTGTTTTTTATGGAGCATAGTAGCGCACTAAACTTTCGTGTCCTGTCAACGTTAGGGTTTTGCACACCTTCTCAACCAAAATGGAGGTTGAACGTGCCTGGGCTGATTTGGAGTATTTGCGGTGCTCCAGTGAAGAGGTTTCAACCTCGAATGTCGAGCATTACCTGTGTCGCTTCTGTGGTCATCCAAAAACTTTCGACGGTGTCGAGATGGACTTGCCTACATGCACAGAGTGTGGGGTTCAGGATGACGCCTTTGTTTCTGATGAGCCCGAGTGGAGGTCGGGAGCAAATATGGATGAGTGCAAGGGTGATCCTTCACGCGTGGGAGCTCCTGTGAACACAGATCTCTTTTCTGCCGCTTGGGGAATGAATATGATGATTTCTGGAAAATCAAAGATGGCTCGAATCAATATGCACTCTTCGATGAATCACAGAGATCGCGCGCTTTTTCATGCCTATGCTGAGATGGACCGGATAGGCAAGGAAATTCTGGGACTGCAAGAGAATGTGATGTATTCCGCAAAGATGAAGTACAGAGCATTTAATGAGGTGGTGCTGACCAGGGGAGCTGTGCGCAACGGCATCAAGGCGAACTGCATCTTTCAATCGTGCCGCGAGTTTGGAGTGACTCGAACGACCAAGGAGATTGCAGATGCATTTAATATTCCTTCGAGAGACATAGCAAGGACCTTTGATATGTATCAGGAGCAGAACCCAGAGACGTCGGTTCATGTGACGCAGCCAGCCGACCTGATACCTCGGTTTATGAACAGCGTGACAGGTATTCAAGAATCAGAACGGGGAAGAGTCAAGTGCAAGATTGTCAAGGTGTGCAAGTCGCTGGAGGAGTGCGTGGATCTTATGGGGAGGACACCAAAGGCAATCGCGTGTGCAGTCATCTACATCGTGCTCTCAGAACTGAAACTCAATCCAAACAAGAAGGAGATTTGCAGAATTTGTGAAGTTTCAGAACCAACTTTAGGTAAGATTGAGGTTATAATTAAAAGGGAACTTGCTTAAAATAGAAATGTCTGGAATTATATTGTTTGTAAGTACACCTTGTTACGGCGGTGTTTGTCTCCAGGCGTATGCAGAGTCTATGCTCCGGCTCCAGCGCACATGTGCTGCGAACGGAATTCAGATGATGCTTGATACGACCGAAAATGAGTCCCTCGTCCATCGCGCGCGTAACCTAGCTGTCGCGCGTTTCTACCAAAAGACTCCTGCGACTCACTTTCTCTTTATCGACGCAGATGTACATTTTGACCCCGAGTCTGTGATTCGCCTCATTCGCTCTGGGCACGATGTATCTTGTGCCGCGTACCCCAAGAAGACTATTATGTGGGATCAGGCTGAGAATTACGTCAAGTCTGGGGAGACTGGTCGGGACCTGGGGCGTGTCGCCTCCTCCCTCGTGCTCAACTTTAGGTACCAGCAGACCCAGATTAAGGATGGGTTTGCGGAGGTGCTTGATGGTCCCACCGGCTTTCTTCTGATTAAGCGCGATGTCTTCACCAGGATGTTTGCCAGGTACCCCGAGCTCAATTGTGTGAATGACCACCAGAATAAGGATCTGGATGAGTACGTGGCAGTTTTCGACTGTATGATTGACCCTCAGACTCGCAGGTATCTTTCGGAGGATTACGCCTTTTGCCGGCGTTGGCAGCAGATGGATGGGAAGATTTTCGCCGATTGCATGACTGTCTTGGGGCACGTGGGAAACATTCGATTCATTGGAAAGCTCGAGGACCGTCTTAAGGCGACGGTGAGTGTTTAGAATAGTATGGCGAACACACTCATCTTCGACACTGAGACTACTGGTCTCCCCAACAACGGAAAGCGCATCGGTGGTTTCAATGGAGTCTGGCCTAATCCTTCAAGCTTCAAGCTCTATGACAGCTCGCGCCTTGTTCAGATTGCTTGGAGTGTTCACACCTCTAGTGGAGAGCTCGTAAGCAAGGAGTGCCATATTGTTAAGCCGGATGGCTTCACAATTGGAAACTCTCAGTTTCATGGTATTACCACTGAGAAGGCGTTGGATGATGGTATCAGCTTCTCTGAAGTTTATGAGAAACTGAAGAATGCTCTGACAACTGTCGACACCATTGTGGCTCACAATTCTGATTTTGATACCAAAATTGTTCAGGCAGAGATGTACCGTTATAAGCTCACAGATCTTCTTGATTCTAAGAAGACAATGTGTACTATGAACATGGGAAAGAGGAAGTTTAATCTTTCTAAGCAGCCTAAGTTGAGCGAGCTCTACCACGAGTGTTTTGGAAGGGAGCCGGTGACTCAACTTCATCGTTCTGATAATGATACTGAGATTTGCGCTCAAATTTACTTCAACATTGTGGCTTAAAACTAAAAACCTTAAAAATTTAAATGACCGTTCTTCATATTTGTGCAGTGACTCGCAATAAATCCATCAGTGCGACGACCCTCCACACCATGATGAACCTGCACATGCTGTGCATGCAGAAAGGACAACATCTCGAAGTTCACTTTGTCGAGGATCGGTCGACCCTCCCCAAGCTAATAAAGACTGGCGAGCGCATTTTCTGGATGGACTATGGGACCAATCTGAACAATGAGATTCTCACAAAGGTTGTTGATCCATTCGAGAAGGATATTAAAGTTCTGGTCTTCCCATCCGTCAAGGAGGGGATTAACTGGGACACCTTTACCAATAAAACCAAGGAGGGTTCTACAGAGCCTGCAGGTCAGCGAGGTCTCACCTTTGATACAGAGGTGGGCAAGAAGCTCGGAGATTGCCTCTACGAGTGCAACAAGACGAATGCGCGCGTGTGGGCTATGGATACCAAGCCGGTCGACAAGAAGCTCCGGGGCGGCAAGGAGGTTATCAAGCTCCCACTCGAGGGACCACTCGAGAATATGTTTGGAACACTTCAGCGAATTGGAGTCAAGATTGGGGTAGCTTCAGATGCAATTGTCGTGTGCCATTTTGTCCACGAGTGTTTTGGAAATATTTTGGAAGCTTCTGGAGTTCGATTGGAGCCCTAGAAAGTTTCGTGTCATGTCAACACCTTAAACAAGAACCTCTTCTGAAAATCATAAACGCATATGGCAGGAGATGCTGCCCGTTTTATTCAGGAGTGCTGGGAGTCAGATGGTACTCGATTCCCAGGACCCCAACCAGTCTCCATCGAAAGGAGGCACTTCCCCCTCCTCAAGCGCCAGCCGTATTTTGTATGCGAAAAGACAGACGGTGTTCGGCACCTTCTCGCCTCCACTGAGGAGGGCACCTTCCTGGTCAATCGAGCTTTTAAAGTCGAAGCTGTCAAAATCAGGGTTCCTAAAGAAACCCTCCTCGACGGGGAGCTCGTGAGAACCAAGGCTGGCAAGGTGCTCTTTGTGGTCCACGATGCTGTGCGAGTCAAGGGGGTTGATCTCAAAAAGCTCCCTCTCAATGTTCGACTCGAGACTGCGCGAAAAGCAATCAAGGCAATCATCAAGACGGCGCAAGCTCCCTTTGAGATTCGAGTCAAGGATATGCGCCTCTTGGGCTCTGAGAAACTTCAGCCGCTCGACTCGTTCGAATACGAGACGGATGGTCTTGTGCTCACTCCGATCAACGAGCCGATCCGGATGGGAACTCACGAGACAATGTTCAAGTGGAAGCCCCACTCAAGAATAACTATCGACTTTGAGCTGCGGAAGGGGTGTGAGTTGTGGGTGCAAGACAGGGGGGTGCCCTACAAGGAGGCTGAGCTGCACATTCACAACAGGCGACCGGATTTGCCGGATGGCGCTATTGTGGAGTGTGGGTACGGGGAGTGTGGTTTTTTTGTGGAAAAGGTGAGGACCGACAAGACGCACGCGAATAACCGCCGCACCTACTTCCGGACCATGATCAACTTGCGCGAGAACATTCAAGAAGGGGAACTAATTTTGGTACAAAATTAGGTCAAGCTTTTCTTAGGTCGATACCATACTTGATAGAATTCACCCCTCATCTCTGAAATATCAGGAAATTCATTCACATTTTCGTCGTCTTTTAGATACCATTTGTCATAGCGTCTCACGAGTAAAGCATAGTGTCCCCCTTGACTGTGTCCCCTGTGAAGGATACATGCATAGAGCATGCGTCCCTCAAACTCAAAAGGAATTTCGATGGGGAATTTGTATTCATACATTGAGAATGAAAAGTTGGTAAACTTTGGCCACCGAACCACCTGACTGGTCACTTGAGCCTTCTCATGATCACCCCCTTCTTGATCCTTGTAATTTTGGATCAAAATTGATTTTTGTCTGTCCTCAAGTAAATCCTGGAGACGACAGGGTTCAGTGACATCCAAAATAAGTGTCGTGAATGGGTTAGACATTTTGGACTTTCCCCCGTCCCACTCAGTCTCTTGAACCTCTTCACCATTAAATAGGTCTGTGATAAACTCCTTTCCAAGAGACTCCTCAAATAAATCTATGAGAACCAGCACCACCTCCTGGGCATCATGTTGCTGATTTGCACTGAAGCGAGGAAATCGTGCCCTGAAAGCTCCAAGGAGATCACTTGGGCTCACAGGCTTCGTCTCACCCCTGATAAAAAGTTGCTTCACCACCTTTTGATACTCCCGCGTAATATCACACGATCCCAAGTATTCTTGGGTGAAAAAATAATTTGTGAGTGGTGGGACATGTGCCAAACACTGAATGGCTGTGTTAAAATAACAGGTATTTCCTAAATTCCAAAGACCTCTCATTTTAACTTAGATTGTATACGATTTTCCTCTCTAAGGAGATTTCGTGTCTTGTCCGAGTTTAGAGAGAAGGCTCGTTGGTATTTCAGAATGGACCCAATGGCTCACATGCTTTTCGACAAGTGGGAGAGCATCATCACTTCGCACAAGGACAAGGAGAATATTGAGATTGAATTTAGATTTGGACGAAAGGCGTCCAAGGGATTCGATACCAATGTTGGACAAGAGACGTTCAAGAAGTTTTTGATTGCTCTGGAGGCGTACAAAGGGTGGGAGTCATCCAATCACACGAGTGCGACTGTCTATTACTTTTCTGGAAACAAGAGAGTCACAGTGGATGAGGAGTCTGATGAGCAGATGGGACAAATTAAGACAAGAGTCAAGGTGGATGACTTTTCTCTGGAGGGTCACCCTCTCGATATTCGACTCGGGATCTCAAAAGAGGTTCCATTCGAGTATGATGGGGATGAGACGAGTACTAAGCAAAAGACCAAGGAGCGTTGGTCTTTTGTCCGTAAGAACCTCTCGATCGACTTGACCATCATCAAGGGGGACCCAGATGACAAGGACTGCGACGAAGATACAAGCTATCAGGTAGAGATGGAGATTATTGAACCAGGAAAGATTCAAACAAAGGATGAGTTGTTCAAGATTCTCTACAAGGTGTTTGATTTGCTGAAGTGTGTGTGAGACCGAGAAGTCTTTCAGACCACATTCACCCACTCTTCATTAGGACTTGCCTGGCGTGCAGCAGGCTTCTTATTGTGCTTGTTTAATAAATCAAGTAAATTCTTCTTACTCGTCTTGTTTGTCGCTCCAGTTATCTTTAGTTTGCGAGCGATTGCGAGGAGCTCAGCCTCCTTGAAACGTTTCGCTTGCTTTCCGTTAATTTTGAGTTCTCCGTTCGATCGCGTAAGCACGTGTGTCTTGTTTCCAGCCGTTACGACATTTGCAGGGATACCAAACAGGTTTCGAACAGATTTAGGTATATTTATTCCCGCCTCTTTGTACTTTTTGATCACCGTGTTCTTTGCCTTCCCTATAACTTTGGGAATTGCTTTAAATACAGGTTGCTTTCCAGGTCCTGGGAGCACATAGTGACCTTGCTTCACTGCATTCCAGGATGCACGGCGGTTCGAAATGTTCTTCTTGACGTAAACCTTCTTGTTAGGTGCCGGAGCGTTCAGAGGGTGACCTGCCCGACGAAACGCATTGAGTGTAACACGGGGAATAGGCTTTCCAGCGTTGTTAAACGCCTTACGCACCTTTGGAGCGACCGCTCTCAGGTTCATAACTTTATTCATAGCTCCACCTTCCAAAAACTTGACATATGGGTAAAGGCGTGGCTTCCCATTCGCTCCTGGGCGAATGTAGTACCCTTCTGGAACCCGCACGCTATTCACCCTGGACCAGTTTCCACCCGCCATGAGCCTATATCTCTCTGCAAGTCGTTCAGAATTCGTCTTGCCCTTTTTAGAAACATAGTTTCCAAAAATGGTATTTGCACTCCCAACAACTGCAAAGAACTTCTTGAATATTTCCTTGGGAAGCTCAAGATTATCAACCTTGAGACCTGCGAAATTCACTGTACCATTCTCAAAGACGATAAAGGTGAATTTTGGCTCCTTCATGGTGAAGACGAGAGACTTGAACGTCTTCACCTCTCGTGCCTTTCTTGGTTTCCTCTTCTGCTCAACAAGCTTCCCCTTGTTTCTGTACTCGCTCAAATTTACGGTAACATGAAAATTTCCATTGTTTTTTGGGGAAGGGGCAGGTTTTGGCGGGGAAGCGTATCCTCGCCCTTTTGCCTCATTACTCTTTGCCTTCCTACGAAGCTTCTGGCGCAGATTCCAATTTGAGGAGCCGTGATTCATCTCCTCTCCTTCATAATTGTATCCTGGTTCGAAATTGTATCCCTGATTCAACCCTTCTTCATTTGGAGATGTCCTTCTCGAGTTATTCGCATGCATCATTCTATACATCTCATTAAGCATATGTTCCATATTTTGAGAGTTTGCAGAGGAGGAGCTTGGACTGCTTGAAGAAGCCGCCTTGGGTACTCGAATTACTTGTTTCCCTCCCGAACGAAATGATGGCTTCCCTTCAATGAGTGGTGAAGAATAAAGAAACCTGTTGAGATTATCAAGATTCAACTTCTTGTTCATCTTGAATGTTCCATTGAGGTACTTGAATACTACAGGTGTGTTTGCCTCTTTGAGCCATCCATTCATAATGCATCTCTGAACAATCAGCTTTATCCTGGTCTTATCATTTCCGTAAACTATGATTCCCTCTCGCGACAAACGTAGGGTAACACTCGCTCGTTTGGCAAAAATGTACTTGATACCTGCAGTTTTACCGTGCCACTCTCCTTGAAGGTATTGCACTTGTGGTTTTCCAGCAAGGTGAGTGTACCCTGTAATTTGCTGAAATCCTGGAGCTGCTTTTGAAAGCACCCCGGGAATATCAATAGCTCTATCAATTGAAGCCATGAAGGAGACAATTTTTGTCTTTGAAAAGCGGATACCAGCGCTCTTCACAGTAGAGCGAGCGATGCCTTCAGATGCCATGACTTCTCTGATATTTGCGTTGGTTGGTGATCCAGATGGTAACCAGAATGTTCGACCTGCATTATAGTTTTCCTGTTCCTTCACCGCTTGATTCGTAAGTCTCTTTTTAATTCTTTCATATTCTTTACTTACGTTCACAGACCCCTTGGTCATAATTCCCGAGTTATTTATAAAAACGCGCTTCCGCCGAAAAGCTGCTTGAATCTTTCGGGCGGCGGCTGATTTTGAGATGGTCATCTCTGTCTTCTATTTTTAGATATTTTAATTTTCGGTTGGTATCAGATCCACTCCGAAGATGAACGGCTGTGTCGCATACGTCGTTCCGTTGTAAATCTTCGAGTCGGTCCTGACCTCGATTTCGCGAGAGCTGAAAGGACCCGCGTAACTGTCCTGGTTGAACTTGGGCTTCTCTCCGAGACCATTCTGGCTGGTGTGCTGGTAGTAGTGCGCGATGAACACCTTCTGCGGGATGAAGAAGTTGGGACCGAACCGCACCTTCTCTGACGACAGGAAGTGCTGGAGCGGGTTGGTCACCGTCGCCACCTGACTCTGGATCGTCTTGAAGTACTTGGGGAGAACGTTCCAGATGTCCTTTTCGCTGTACTTGTTCGCGTAATCCAGATAGGCACGCAGACACTTGCAGAGAATTACAGGAATCTCTGCATCGAGCTTCTTCTCCAGAAGCGGGTCAGCCTCATTGTCTGCAATCTGTCTCCCAAAGTTGATGGTGATCAAACGACGCAAGATGGATCCCGAATTATCCTTCCAGTTTGGAACCTCATTGCCTCCCAAGATCCCTGGAGTTTTCCACTGCAGAGTCAGAGCCGTGTCAAACTTGCGCGCAATCGAAACATCCTCACCAGACACCATAGACTGGAACTCTGCTTGCTCAAGCTGGAGATCCCCCTTGACCTCTGGACTAATGAACATGAACCCATTCACGATGCTCGAAAGTCCAAACTTCTTCTCAATATTGTTCGAAAGAACAGCAACATCCTCCGTCTCGTAAAACTTGCGACACACCTTGGTGATGAGAGTCGACTTGCCAGAGCGTGCAATCCCCTTGAGAAAGGGAATCACCTGCCAGCTGTCAATCTCATTCACATCAAAACACAGACGACCCATGAAGACATAGACCCACTTGGCAACATCCTCATCGAGCTTCTGGTATTCGAGAACCTTTTGGATATTAGGAGTTGGAATGTTCCACCAATCTTGGACATCATCATACGGGTTAAACGGCAGGTCAAAATACTTGCAAGCGACGATGGTTGGGTCGAGCTCGCGAAACTCTTGAGACTTGTAATCGTAAAACTTAATATTGTACTTTTCTCCGTCCCAGTCCTTGCCAATGAGCAACCCATTCTGGAAGGACCACACGTGACGATCCTTCTTAATCTCCGGAAACTGAAAATCCTTGCAATTCGTCAAGTGCTTCACAACATCAGAGACCAGGTTTCCTCGGCTCGTCAAGTTCTTCCACATGACTGGCTCATCCTCCTTCTGAGTCACATCGTAGACAAAGTCCTTGATCTCCTTGACGATTCTCCACGCCCGAGTGTTTCGAATCTGAATGCAGCACTGCCCCTTGTAGCGGCGGTACCCCTCATCGTACGCCTTGGTCAAAAGGTACAAAAGAACCTTTTGGTAGGCGCTCATATCCTCGTCATCCTTCAGGCTCGTGTCCGTGTTATCGATTGCGAGAGTCGGGTTATTGATTCTATTGTGCCGGCGTTCCCAGATGCGATATTGTTCGAACATCTCCTTGCGGTCCACAAGAAGTCTGCGGACTCGAAACTCGAGAGTAAATTCGTCTCCATTAATGTCCTTACTTGGTGTCTTGTTTGCATCAAGAGACTCTATGCGAGTCAAAAGAGTCCTGCAACTGTTAATAAATCGATCCTTCCGAATCTTGATAGACTCGTGCTCATAATTAATAGGATAGTTGTCAGTGTCTCTTTCCTGATTCTCTGGAAAAAGAACAAATGCCCACATCTTTTCAGAGGCGAGTGTGTTTGAACGAATATCAAAACCAGCATCTTTCTCAGCTTTTGAGATGGCTGTCTCAAGGTCCTGAATTGTCCATGAACTTACCTCATTTGTCTGATTTGCAATTCGAATCTCTTCTTCGTGTTCCGGTGTTACATCTTTTTGAATTGTATGAACCTTGCGAGTTGCCATTAATATTCTAACGCGAGAGTTTTTTAAGGCTCATTCGTCTCTGGGACAGCTGGAGCCGAAATCTTCGAGGATTTCATTTCGGTCAGAATCTTGACAAGAATTTTGTTCTGCATCTCGAGTTGAAGGGCAATCTTCTCTGTTGCATCCTTTGTGCCAGACAGGAGAGTTGCGATGGTCTCACCATCCTCTGTAGCGAGCAGGCTCGCGAGTGCCTCAAGCATATCTGGACCATCCTCGAAGTCCTCTTCATCGAAATCTTCCTCATCCTCCTCGGGTGGTGGGGGTGCTGGGGTCCTTGGGGGCAGTGAACGACGCTGAGACATTGTACTAATGATGTAGAAAATAGGTCTCAAATAAAATCGCAAGTAATACTAAAATGCCTGGAGGAGCTCTGCTTCAACTCGTTGCGTATGGTGCCCAGGATGTGTACCTGACTGGCAAGCCAACTGTCACATTTTTCCAGTCCGTCTACAAGCGTCATACCAATTTCGCCATTGAGGCAATTCCCCAGACTTTGTCTGGAATTCCCAACCCCGGTGGTCTGGTGTCAGTCACACTAGCTCGCACTGGTGACCTGATTGGTGACATGTGGGTTGTCCTCCAGCCTACAACCGCCTCAGCAGGACAGCTCACCTCGAACAATGTGGTGGCAGATATGAACTGGGTCGCTGAGCGTGCTTTTAGCTCTGTTGAAGTATTCATCGGTGGTCAGTCGATTGATAAGCACTATCAGCTTTGGTTCCGTCTGTATGCAGAGGTTTTCCTGAACGAGACCAAGAAATATAATTACGGAAAGCTCACCTCTCTCACGACTCCAAACAATGTGAATCAGACCTCAACTGGGTACGTCTATCTCCCACTGATCTTCTGGTTCAATCGTAACCCAGGTCTCTACCTGCCACTGATTGCTCTCCAGTACCACGAGGTGCGTATCGATTTCACTATCAGTTCTTATTATGGCAATTACTTTGGTACAAACGTTCCAGCTGTCTGGGCAAACTATATGTACCTGGAGAAGGAGGAGCGTGACAAGTTCGCTACCAAGAATCAGGAGTATCTGATTGAGCAGGTGCAGTACGTGAATGGCGACCCAGTCGGTACCTCGACTGAGAATAGCCCAAGCATCATTCGATTGCAGTACAATCATCCAGTCAAGGAGCTCATCTGGGTCTACCAGAACTCTGCACCAAACTCAAATCCAAATGCCATGTGGAATTTCTCTTCAAATGTGGCAAATGTCAACATAACTGTTGATAATAACAAGCTGTGTCAGTCTGGTTCTCTTTCTCAGCCACACAACACCGGATCGCCAATACTGTTTGTCCCATCAGTTCTTTCTGGTCCACTTTTTTCGACAGCAGCTGGTTCAGTCAATCAGAATGGTCAAATTTTTGCTCAGTCCAACGTGCTCACAGGGAACGTTCTCTGGGTCGAGTCAGGTCTGCCTCAGTACGGAACCGCCAATGTCACCTATGGGCAGGAGGTGGGTCCTCTTCACAAGCTCAAGTTTATTCTGAACGGCACAGACCGTGCCTATGAGCAGTACGGAAAGTGGTACAATCAGTATCAGCCTTACCAGTACCACACAGGTCACCCATACCCAGGAATCTATCTTTACTCATTTGCCATCAAGCCCGAGGAGCTCCAGCCGAGCGGTGCTTGTAACTTTAGTCGCATTGATATGGCACAGGTGGCTGTCAGTCTCAAGACTGGAATGCCATCTGGTCTAGTACAGCAAATGTTCGCAGTAAATTACAACATTTTGCGGATTGCATCTGGAATGGGAGGACTCGCATTTGCCAACTAAAATTTTTTTCTTGGGATATAGTACAAAATGGCCGGTGGACTTATGCAGCTCGTTGCTTATGGCGCTCAGGATGTGTATCTGACTGGGCAGCCCAAGGTTACCTTCTTCCAGGCAGTGTACAAGCGTCACACCAACTTTGCTATGGAGAACATCCAGCAGACGGTGAACGGTACTCCCTCCAACTCTGGACGTGTGTCCGTGACCATTGCCCGCAACGGCGATCTGGTCGGCAACATGTACGTTCGCCTGCAGCCCACTCAGCTGAACAGCTCGAACCTGACGTCGACCAATTCCAACATCGATATGAGCTGGGTGGCTGAGCGTGCCATTGCCGCCGTTGAGCTTACCATCGGTGGTCAGCGCATTGACAAGCACTACCAGACCTGGTTCCGTCTGTATGCCGAGTGCTTCCTGGGCGAGTCGGACAAGATCAACTACGGCAAGCTGACATCCAGCGTCAGCCCAGTGGCTGATAACACCAACGTGAACAGCGTGTACCTGCCCCTGCTGTTCTTCTTCAACCGCAACCCCGGTCTTTACCTGCCCCTGATTGCCCTGCAGTACCACGAGGTTCGCCTGGATTTCGACCTGACTGCCTATTTCACCAACTACTTCGGCTCCTCCGCCCAGGTGTTCGAGGTGTGGGCTAACTATGTGTACCTCGACACTGAGGAGCGCCGCCGCTTCGCCCAGAAGGGTCACGAGTATCTGATCGAGCAGATCCAGCACACCGGTGGTGACTCCATCACCGCTTCCGGCAACCCCGGTTCCCAGACCATCCGTCTGTCCTTCAACCACCCAGTGAAGGAGCTGATCTGGTGCTACACCAACACCACAGCCACTGCCTACAACAGCATGTGGAACTTCTCAACCTCTTGCGCCAACGTGAACGTTACGTGCGCCGCAAGCCCCCTGTACACCCCAGGCGTGCTGCCCCACGCCGCAGGTGCTCCCCGCCTGTTCTCCAACATTATGGTGAACGGCACCACCGCTCTGACTGCCGCCCAGTACACCTCTAACCTGTACTGGATTGAGGAGGGCACCGCCAACAACTACGTTGTTTCCACCCAGGCTGCCGGTACCATTGCCGGCGGTATTCCCATGGTGGAGGTGGGTCCCCTGTACAACTTCAAGCTCGTGCTCAACGGACAGGACCGCTTCAAGGAGCAGACTGGCAAGTACTTCAACCAGTACCAGCCATTCGTGTACCACACCGGCACCCCCTACCCCGGCATCTACGTCTACTCCTTCGCCCTGCAGCCAGAGGAGCACCAGCCCACCGGCACCTGCAACTTCTCTCGCATTGATAACGCCCAGGTGGCTATCAACATGAAGAGCGGCTACACCACGCCCCTGCAGAAGATGTTCGCAGTGAACTACAATATCCTGCGCATCCAGTCTGGCATGGGTGGTCTTGCCTTCTCCAACTAGAGTAACAACTCGTTGTTACTCCCGCACTCGAAATTTTATATTAAAATTAAAAATAGCCCGTCAGGGCGGACTTCGGTCCCAAGAACGCCGCTCGCGTCCCTGAGACTGAAATTTAAAGAATAAAAAAAGAAGATGGTGACTATAGTCACAAGCCACTGGAAGGAGGATTTGACATGGCTCAAGAAATCAGAGTTTCCAGTGGTTCTCATAGATAAGGAGGGTGCAGACCCAACGTGCTTTGAACCATCATACGTCATCCCGAATAAAGGTCTCGAGGCTTCAGTATATCTTAAATTCATTATAGAGAGATACAACGATTTGCCAGACCATGTAGCCTTTATTCACGGTCATGAAACAGCTCACCATCAAAAGCACTCCCGTCCCCTTTTAGAACTCATTCGAAATGCAAACACAAAAAAATATGATTTCATATCTTTGAACCATTGGTACAGAGACTATGTGTTTCTAGATGAACCGTTATATAATGTGTATTTCACACAGTGGTGGGACGTATATACAATCCCGTGCAAAAAGCCGCCGGTACCAGGGATGTGTTGTTTCATGTTCTCAAATATACCCGTTGGAGCTCAATTCGTAGTTTCCAAGGAGAGAATACTCGCCAATCCACTTGAATTATACCAAAAATGGTACAACCTCCTTATGTCTCGGGATAATCCAAAGGAAGCTGTATTTCTCGAGCACATGTGGTATCTTATTTTTGCTCAGTGTATTTATTACCAAGTACCAGACGATTTGTTTTTATTACCCACGGAGCCATATGTTCACTGGTCGAGTACAAATTAAGTATGTACACTTAATAAGGAATGGCTGGCGGTTTCTTCCCCGGACGCCCTTTCCATTTTAATATTAAGTGCATCATATTTACCGCAGTTCTTGCGTCAGGATATTGGTACCTACCTCACAAAAACTTTTGGGTTCTCGCTTTTTTGCTATGGTTTCCATATATAGCACTCGCGTGGTATGACTGGACCTATGATTGCAAGGATAAACTGCAGCCAACTATAATTCCTTTCGGACGGTACATTTGGCTGCCATTCAAACCCCCTGGTTACAAGGAAGCTTTTAACGAGCTCCCACCTGATAAAATTGAAGCAATGAATAAGCTCGATCACATTGTGGGATGGACGCTGCTCGCGGGCGGTCTCATCACCTGGAAACTAACCAGATAGGCTTGACCATCCAGAAAATATGAGGAAGATGAATGCAATGAGATAAATTAAACCAAAGTAATTTTGGTACTGAGTTTTGTCATTCGATTGATTCTGAATAAAGTTGGTGATTGATAGTGCACCAAAAAGAATAACAAACAATATTAAAAAAGCTGTGTCAGATGCTGGCATTTATAATGTACAAATATAAAAATGGACGCTCTTGTTTCGAATGTTGCCGTAACAGGTCCTGAGCTTGTCAAGGCTGTTTCTGCCCTGATGCCAGGCTCAAATGTTTCTGCAGTTCTCGACTCAACAAGTAACATCATTGTTCAACGTATTGTGAATTGTCTCAAGTCTCAGCAATTCACAACCGTTTTTCACCTTGTCCAGGCGATCATTTCTTATGAGCAGTCTGAAGAAAATTCAACAAAAGCTATGCTTATGTTTTCAAATGATCCGAACGTCTCTCAAGAGCTCAAGTTTGAGATTGAAAAGTTCCTGGACTCTGGTCTTATCAATTCTGTTTCAAAATTCATGGAAAAGCCTGTAAAGAAGAAGTGGCGGTGTTTCTAAGGAACGATGCTGTTCCAGTACATGATCAGGAAGACGCCCATAACAACCATTGTGGTTGAGTTGAGAACCTTGACGGAGTTGGTCCTGTTTGCATCCTCAAGCATAGGCTGGATACCCATGACAATCAACATAAGTGCAATTAGAATAAGGATCGAGTCTCCCAGCATTTATTAATTAAGGATATTTTATTTAAAACAGATATGGCAGCTTTCGCATATCTTGATCCTACTCAGGCTTTTCTAGAACTGACAATGGGAAGCTTGATTAACCAGGAACGTGTGAATGTTGAAACAATCCCCTGTGAACTCGATGAGTCCTGGAAGAATTTTGAGAAAGATCTTGGTAAATTTAAGAGAGAATTTGCCAAGGTCAAGAGGGACCTGGGGATCAAGACGAATGAAGTTGATAAAATACATCAAAGTACTGAAATGGCAAAGATGTTGGCAGATCGTATCCATTCAGATGACTTAAAGGCGAAGATTCTATCTATCATAGACAGTTACGAGTCCGAAGAGGGAGTCCATGCCCTGACTCAACAATGTGGGAAACTCAAAGGGCAATATGAAGAGATGGAGAAGGTGTTGCAGAACACGGATGCTGAAAGGTACGCGAAATTTATTTGTTTTGTATGCATGGATCGAGGTATTGACTTATTTTTTGATCCATGTGGTCACGTGATCTGCGAGTCGTGTTGGGCGAGTACAAGGGATAAGCGCGCCTGCCCTGGGTGTCGCACTGTATTGTTGGGGGCGAAGAAGATTTACACAATCTGACTTTGGCGCAGTGGTAGCGCATCGGACTGTAGTTCCGCTGGTCGTGTGTTCGAATCACACAAGTCAGATGGGGGAGGGGGCGCCACCTCGTTAAAAACGGCAGAAAGGGGGCTGCAAATATGACAGGCATCATATGCGCATCCCAAAAGGCTAGCCACCTTACTTTCACTTCTGCTCCTGTGGCCTAAATGGTTAAGGCGTCAGACACCGCTATGTCGGCTGATATGTTAATCTGTAGATTGTGAGTTCGAGTCTCACCGGGAGCGTTAGAGAAATAACCACTCTCTATTACATGACCACTAAAATATGTCGATCATGTAATATTGAGAAATTGGTCTCTTTGGGCGACTGATAATATCAGAAAAGGAGACAAATGGGATGGAAAGACTTAAAAACACTCTAATTATAAAAAAATAGATGAAGGCGCAAATACCTCGCGCGCTTCGGGAGCAAGTATGGCTCCTCTGGTGCGGCGACAAGTACTTTAAGCACAAGTGCCTCGTGACATGGTGCGAGAACCAGATGACCCCTTTCAGTTTTGAGGTGGGTCACAATATTCCTGAAAGTAAAGGAGGTACCCTGAATATTGACAACTTACGCCCAATTTGCGCAAAATGTAACAGGTCCATGTCAGATGACTATACGATTGAAGAGTTTTCGAGGTTGAGTAAGCGTGCGAGCAAGTTGTGGGAGTGTTTTAGGTTTGAAACTTCGTCGGAATCACACTCTGGCTTGAAATCAGGTACCTCATTTTATCCTGGGTACGCTGCTGGAAAAACATAAAGATGAAGACGATGAGAGGGAGGGAACGGAGCTCACCCAGTTGCGAGTGAATGTATCCACCTGCACCTTCCAGAGGGAAGGGAATCTGCTTGATGAGCCCCCGGGACAGGTAGATGAGTGCACCAATGAGTGCAAACTGAAAGGCAACCTCTATGAAGGTTTTCCATTTAGGTTTCGATTTATCAAGTTCTGGAGTAATCTTGTCGAGCCAGTGAGAAAAAAGGAATGAAAAAACAAAACTGAGCAGACCCACGTAAGCAATTCCCAAAAGGCGAACAATATGTATCAGCATCTACTCTTATTAAAGAAAAAAGATGTAGTCAAGTTGGGACAGAGTCCCATGCTCCTGTAACTCAGTTGGTTAGAGTGCGGGTCTTATGAGAGAGTGCAGCGCACCTCGATTCGAAGAGAGCCCGAAGTCGCGGGTTCGACCCCCGCCAGGAGCATATAAAAATTAAAATTGTTTAATAGTAATGGAGTGCCCTATTTGTTTAGAGCCTCTCACAGGAACTATATCAACACTTGGGTGTTGTAAACAAGATATGCATATTGAGTGTCTTATTCAGTGTATGAAGATGAAACTCACGTGCCCTCTGTGCCGTGCAGAGCACCAAAGTCTACGCATGATTCAGAATAACAACGTGGTAATTAATACACATCCTCTCAATTTGAATAGACACTTTTTCAGGGATTCATTCATATTTACATTCATAATATCTGCAGCTGCTATTTCTATTAGTTACCTTGAGTAATATATGCATCAGTGTCCGAGTTGGTCTAAGGAGCCAGACTTAAGATCTGGTGCTCTCGCGAGCGCGTGGGTTCGAACCCCACCTGATGCAAAGCGCCACTTCATAAAATCTAACTTACTATCAGATGGATTTTATGACGTGTATATGGGATGTCCTCGATGTAACTTATGTTGTCATTCGAGTCCGGGACTTTCCTGAAAAAGGAGTGACTCTCGAACAACTCAAGCCACTCATTCAAGAAATTCGTGAAAAGTCAAAAGGAATGGTGATAACCATAGACTTGTCTCATGTAGGTCTTGTTGGTATAGATCGGTTCAAGATGATTATGAGCATTTGTCAGGAGGTTATCGACTATACAAAGGATGATAACCTTCTTCAGCAGATTGAGTTTGAAAATGCAGGCTTCATCTTCAGGACACTCTACAAGCCCATAAGTCTTGCGATTCCTAAATATTTCCGCGACATTGTCGTATTTTTATAATCTAGGAAAATTGAATATGGAATGCCCTTGGCTCCTGTTCAACCCAGATTTTGAGAACAAGATTCTNTATGCAGAAATTTTGATTCAAAAGCTCATAGAGTGTCAACCAAGAAATCTAAAGGAAGTTGACAAGTTTTGTGATGACTTTTATCCAATTATTGACAAGATTCAGGAGCTTTGTCTTACACGAGGACTCAGGCAAGTATGTAGCACAAACCTTGACGGAGTTCAGTTGAGTCAGGCAAAGCCTCAGGTATTCTTAAAAATTGCATGGAATGTCTATCAGCACACAAAGAATTGCATCTTGCTTGATGGCTTCAATATTTCAAACACAAATAGCCCTATTGTATTTGCATTCATCGAGGCTGTCAAGGGGTTCCTCCCGCCTTTTATGAGAAAGATGATTACTCTAAGTCCGAGTGAAAAACCAAACGAAGATGGCGGCGAAGAATATGATGAGTGTTCTGAATCGTTTGGTACAGAATCTGATGAGATAATTTAAATCAAAAGTCCGATCAATACCTATATCCCCATTCCAAGTTGACTTCCAGAGTCCAACAAGAGGCTCGCTCTCCATAGACTCTTGCTTTGCAAGTGCTTTCCCTGAACATAGCACTTTTAAAGGAAACCGATTGAGTTGAAAATCAACTGGAACCTGAAGAAGTTGTGGATCAAATACTGAAATCTTACGAGCACACTCGAGACTTATTATATATGCATGAGTCCCGAGTGCCTTTCCTTCATAGAGTGCCAGTCCATCGACATGTCTCTCTTTTGATATGGGCATTATAGGTCCCAGGTGGATAATATCCCACTTGAATCCCTGAGCATCCTCCATGATCTCTAGCAATTTTGATCTAAAATTAGAAATTAAACACACATCATCTTCAAAAACTATAGCTGATTCATACCCTTTATCAACTATGTCCTTCCATATCCTCGAGTGACTCATTGCACACCCATACTCTGAGGGGCTGACATAGAGTCCTCGTGGGGTATCAATTCTTCCATCTGTAGCAGGGAAGAATTCGACATCGAGACCTTCCCTGGAGAACTCAGCTCCTGCGGTTTTTCGTCGGTCTTCACGCTTTTCGAGGTTGATGCAGTAGACGTGCATTTATAATCTTCCTCATCATAATTTGTTAATTTTAGGAACGCGTCTGTGAGTTCAAATACATTCCAAGCAAGGGTGGCTTGAAGGAGGAGTCTGATCTTGTCCGGGAAGAATCTAAGAATAGAAAAGGCTAAAATAATATACAAAATACGCCCAACCAGTTGAAGATCCTTAAATAGTATATTTAGTAGATATGCACCTGTGATTACAGAAAGCTCTTCCATCATTACCAGATTGTCTTAAAAAAGTTAAACGTAAAAAACACAAGCAAATGTCTGATCTACTCTTGTTTTATCCAAATGGCAAGTATCTGAACATTGAGTTTTTGGGTGCGAAATATATTCAGCGCCAGCCAAAGACGCCTGCTGAGACGGCGCAATTCATGTCTGAAATTCGCCCAGTCATTCAACAGCTTGATGACTATGTGATTCAGCACAATCTGAAGGAGATTATTGAGTTGAACCTCAAGGGTGTACCAGTTTCAAAACTAAATTCAGACACGGCACTCCATCTTCTGGAGCTCTTGACTCAGATTCGCCCTGACAAAAACATCGTCGAGAAGATTCGAATCACAAACACCAATCCCATCTTCAATATGGTGTACAAGTCGATTCGAGGTCGTCTCCCTGGAAGAATGAGTGAAATTATCGAACTTGAGAACAATTCAAAGTTTTTTTAGTGCGTTATATTATGGCAAACGAGACTCGTTGGCATCAAGACGAAGATGACTTTTTGACTCGTCTTGAACAACAGTGTAATACATATCACGAGCATCACAATAAAGATCATATGTATTATACCAAACTTTCATCAAAGTTTAATGTACCAATTTTGATAGTATCAGCTGTCAATGCGTTGACTGCAGTTGGTCTGAACTCTTTCATTCATCAGGAGTATGTTTCAGTACTCAACGCTATTCTTTCAGCTGGAACAGGGGTTCTTGGATCTATCCAATTGTATCTCAAAATTAATGAAAAGATGACAAATTCTTTAAGAGCTGCAATCTTAATGAAGCGTCTGGCTCTCAAGATTTCAAAGGAGCTCAGTATTGATATGAAAAACAGAGTTTCAGATGGGCAGATTTTTATGAATGAGTGTTTTGCCGAGTTTAATACAGCTCTTGAACAAGGAAATCCCATTGAAAAGAGCCTTCACAACCATATGGCATTTACACAGCTTCCAAGGAAGGAGAAGTTTTCGATAATGGGAGCAGCTGCAAATTTAGTGTCTGGGTCTCCTCGGCGGAGTGAAGACTTTAGTTCACTCGGAACCCCGCTACGTCTCGGGGAGCCTCGCGCCAAAATGCTTTGGGGTCTCGCTGGAAAAATTCGAACAAGCGAAAATTCTCTTCTCGAATTGCAGACTCCGTCTCGTCAGAGTGAGTCAACCCCGGGGGNCACGACTCCAGAAGAACGGGATGTAGAGCTTGGAGCTCGGGGCTCCTGAGCTTGGCAACCTCAAAGGCAACATCAAAATCGAGACCAGTTGAAGTCTCTCGGATCCAGTAGTGCTCACACACCTCCTTGGACTCCATAATAACACAAAAGCCCTTGACCAGTTCACATTGAATTCCTTGCTGTTCAAGTGCTCGTTTCAAAATTGCCACATGATGCAAAATACTTCCAGACACGTTGTGCATCTTGAGCCTGAGTGCAGTACGTTTGACTATATCCTCCATATGTAATCTTACCAAATTTATCTTTATGTATTGTAGAATGGAAGCTCCAGCTCCAGCAGCTCCAGCAGCTCCAGCAGCTCCAGGGTTTGAATTTTCATGGGACACGTTCTTCACAATTGTCTTGCTTTTGTCTGTGTGCTTTTGCTTTGGGTGGTGGGTAANNTTTATCATGGGAGCGACACAGACAAACCCTAACAAGTGTACGCCAGATGGTCAACCAAGTACTGGAGTCTATGGATCGGACTGCTGTTCAACAAATGGAATAGATGGGAACGGAGACTGTCAGCCTTCTGGACCGATGGGAGTGCCTCCTTACGGTATACAGAATAGCAGCACACCTCAAGAGTATCAATTCAACGCAGTACCAGCTCCTACACCTGCCGCTATACCAACCCCCCCAGTTCCTCACGTGAGCTCTTCACAGGGTCCTCCAATAGGTTATCCCCCTTCCATATGGAATGATAATAGTAATTAAATTATGAGTTTACTATAATGGTGAACGTTCCACCGGTTCCTAGTCAGGACTGGAAATTTTTAGTAGGTTTTTTCGTTGGCATGTGGGTTACATGTATTATTCTTATTATAGTTGCAAATACAGTTCCTCCTCCTTCTCAGCCTCCGCCTTAAAAAAACCAAACGTAATCTTAACAATGGAGGACCCAATCCTCACTCCCTCAACCTCTCGTTTTACAACCTTTCCTATACGGTACCCTGACCTTTGGGCACTCTATAAGAAAGCAATCGGAAGTTTCTGGACAGTTGAAGAAATTGATTTGGGGACGGACCTCAAGGATTGGGAACGACTGAATGACCAGGAACGTCATTTTATCAAAATGGTTCTCTCATTCTTTGCCGCTTCAGATGGAATTGTAATGGAAAATATAGATTTAAACTTTTCGAATGATGTCCAGATTCCCGAGGCTCGGTCCTTTTACGCGTATCAAGGGTTTAACGAAAGTATCCACGGGGAGACTTATTCCCTGATGATTGACAAACTCGTCAAGGACCCCGAAGAGAAGAAGCGACTCTTTCAGGCAATCGAGACTGTCCCTGCGGTCAAAGCTAAAGCTGAATGGGCGCAAACATGGATCACTTCCGATGCACCTTTCGCTCAGCGCCTCGTCGCTTTTGCATGTGTGGAAGGTATCTTCTTCAGTGGCTCCTTCTGCGCCATCTTTTGGTTGAAGAAGCGAGGACTTATGCCTGGACTTTCGTTTAGTAATGAATTGATAAGCCGCGATGAGGGACTTCATCAGGAGTTTGCGGTGACACTCTACTCTCATCTGAGGGAAAAGACAGGATCGGATGTAATACGATCGATTGTTCAGTGGGCGTGCGAGGTGGAAAGCCAATTTATCACAGAGGCTCTCCCGTGCAAGCTCATAGGAATGGACTCTGGAGAAATGACGCAGTATATCCAGTTTGTGGCTGATCGCCTAATGACCCAGTTTGGTGAGAAACCTATTTACGGCGCAAAGAACCCTTTCGATTGGATGGAGAACATCTCATTGGAAGGGAAGACCAATTTCTTTGAGAAAAGGGTCGGGGATTATTCAAAGCATATGATGGCTGAGGGAGATTCTATTCGGTTTGACGAAGACTTCTGATTACATCTTCTTTGTAGGTGTAGGTGCGTATCCCGAAGCCATNGGCACCAGGCGTGGCAGGTACTTGCCCGTCAGCCATAGAACAAGCAGGAAAAAGAGAGTGTGCAGAAAGAGACCAGCTGGAGTGGCAACGCCCTCAGCGCTAGAGACCCAGTTGCCTGCTACTCCCCGCATAAGCTTGAAAGTCTCTGGGCTGGATGCAACTGCGAAAGCGACGCCGGGAACAATGAGTGATGCCATGTATTAATTACAAATATTTAAAATTAGACCGTCACGGCATAGACGAGCTGGTCCTGCTGGAAATGCTTGTTGTTGGCATCATCCGCGTCATCACGTGTCGGAAATATCATCCCACCCTCGGTCAGGTAACTGGAAGTACGCAGCTGGGTCATCAGGAATCCCACAATGAGTACAAAAATGATTGCGTGCAGAAGGAGTCCTGTGTTACTCGCACGACCCATGTTATTCGAGACCCAGTTTCCTGCAACTCCCCGAACCATCATAAAGGTTGCGGGATTTGCAAGAACCATAAACGCAACAAGGGGAATGAGGTAATTTGCAAGACTCATTTGATATTTACTGAGAATTTACTTAGGACCAACCATAGCTGCTAGGTTCTGGAGACCACTGGCAACTGCAGACTGAGCCTCCATCACTGGGTTGGGAGATGGAGATGGGGAGGGACCTGGAGCGTAGCCAGATCCACGGGGCATGAAGAACATAAGCACAAATCCGGTGAGAAGAACGTATACAAATGCGTGGAGGACGAGACCGGCAAGGGTAGCGACGCCATCAGCGTTTGCTACCCAGTTACCGAGAATTCCCCGAACGAATTTGTACGTGGCTGGGTTGGCAACCAGAACATAGGTTGCCATAGGAACGAGAGTTGCAGACATTTACTATTAGTATACAAAATTAGTTGCAGCGTCCTCCTGCACAGGTGTGATAGCACTCGTTGCCCGAGTCGCACATCTCACCTGCCATTTTTGGACCATAGAAAGGGCTAGCCTGACGCATAAGCATAAAAATCAGTACTAGAATAAGCAGGATATACAGAAGCTTCATTTATATTTAACGAGTTTTTAAATATCAGCTGGCTTGAGCTCGTAGCCAGACTTGCCGTAGACCATGGACCACAGGAAATGACACACAATCACGAAAACCAGGGCGTGTAGGAGCAGACCGGCAGTCGTGGGGCACCCATCTGCCGAGGAGACCCAGTTACCTGCAATGCTGCGAACCAGCTTGAAGGTTTCGGGATTAGCGATAACGAAGAAAGTGATGAAGGGAATAATCTTCTTCTGAACGTCCATTTGTATTATTTACTTAGAAATATATTTGGGGTACTCGATTACCTCGTCGAGATCGTACTCTGGACCAACTGCGTCATAATCCTTGGTCGCGCTCTTTTTACCTGCCACGAGCTTCATCACAAACTCAGCAACTAGCACGTGGATGAGCGCAAAGAGCAGGAGTCCGGCAGTGGTGGGCAAACCCTCTGCTGATGAAACCCACTTCCCAACCACTCCACGGACAAGCTTGATCGTCTCGGGATTGGCGACCGCAAAGAAAACGAGCAAGGGGACAAGCTTCTTGATCATTCTTACTTATTAGTTAGAATTAAATGGGGTGAGATAGTAGTTGTCGTCTTCTTGAAAAATTTTGAATTTTATTTGCAATCTGTCTCTTGGTATTATTATTTGCCCGTGACTGTGCTGCAATAAGTGTCTTCATAACGTTAGATACATTTGCGTTAGATGAATTGTTGTTAAGAGCATTTGCCTTCTTCAAAGCATTTGCTACTATAACACGAGAGTTGAGAGAGTTATATTTTTTCAGATTAGAAGCAGACACTAAATTGCGTTTGAAACCAGCATTGGTCAAGCGTTTCTTAATATTACGCAACTTGTTTAGATTATTACCTGCAGCATTGAGCTCTCCAAGAATTTCACTTATTTTCTTGTTTCGTTCAGTATTTGCAGCCTTTTTGTTCGATGCCGCCTTTTTGTCATTAAAAATACCAGACAAATTACCTTGGTTGAGAGAATTTGTATTATTCACTACTCTGGTTTTTGCCTTGTTATTTGCCGCCTTTAAAAGTGCTTTAATTTCGTCAGTATTGTTATTTTTGATCAAGTTGGAAAATTTCAGTTTGGGGTTATAATTTAACATTGCGTTAATTTTCTTATTGTTGGTATTAAGGTTGTTTCGAGCTAGAAGGGCATTGATATATTTTCTGTTAATATTTTTGGTTGCATTATTTCCAGTATTATTTCCAGTTTCGCGAACAGTTCCACCGAAAGTTATATTTTTCCCATTTGCAGCAGGGACTGAATTGAAAAAGTTGGAATATTTTGGACCCCCGTTACGACCAGCATTGAGAGCGCGGTTAGCATTCAAGTTTCTCCGGCTATTCTGATACAATACAATCTTTCGATTAGGTTCCTCACTCTTTATACTGTTCATGAGAGCATTGAGATTTTTCAGTTTGTTTGCCGCGTTATTTACTGGACCTGCAGCCTCCGATTCTTTTGCAGCACCAACATTTGCAGTAGCTACAGCAACATTTGCNCCCTTTGCAGCAATCACTGCATTTGCCACNGCATTNGCAATCCGGTTCTTGTATGTGCCATTTATTCCATTTTTCTTGTTATTGAGTGCCGCACGAATCTTATTTGCATTCATGTTGTTTGTCGCATTGATATAGTTAGTTAAAGCACTTCGAAGAATTGCGGTACTGGCGTTATTTTTCGCAGTCATAGCCTGAGCTCGACTGAAACTTCCACCCATTTCTTACTTTAGGTCAAGTAAAAAAATTGGAAGTCTGGAAAGTCGACTCTCGCCCAAACACGGGTTAAAGCCCAGGAACGTAAGTACAGTAGAAGAAAGCAAATGGCTCTCCGTATGTTTTCCACCTTCAAGGCTTCCGATGTTTCCTTTGGCGAGATCCGTACCAACAAGAGCGGCGGAAAGACTGTCTACCTGAACGCGGCTGATGGTGGCAAGCTGATCTTTCAGCTGCCTCAGCTGCGTGCCTTTGTCGGGCTGAGTCCTTTCAAGAATAAGCAGGGTGAGATTCAGTCCTGGTCCCTGCCTCTGAGTCTGGACAAGCCCGAGGTGGTGGCGGCTCTCAAGGAGCTGGATGAGCGCGCTCTGGAGTTTATCGAGAAGAACTCTGAGGCTCTCCTGGGCAAGAAGATGTCCCGTGCCGTTCTGGTCGAGGGCGACAAGTACAAGCCCATCCTGAAGATTGGCAAGAAGGAGGGGTACGCGCCCTCCCTCAACCTCAAGGTGCTGTCGAACGCCGATGGCTCATTCAGCACTGAGGCGTGGAATGCCGAGCGCGCGGCTGTGCCTCTGACTGACCTGGCAAAGGGTCAGACTGTCAGTGCAATCATCGACATTGGCTCCGTCTGGGCGAGTCCCCTTGGCTGCGGAGTGTCCATTCGCGTCATCCAGGTGATGCTGGCTCCCACGACCAAGCTCAAGCCCTGCGCTTTCCTGGCAGCTGCTGATGAGCCCGTGGTGACTACCGATGCCCCCGTCTCCGAGGATGGCGGGGAGGTGGAGTACGAGACTGATGATGATTAAAATATTTAGAGTGTAATAGATATGAACAATTGTAACCGTTCAAGGTTGTATAATGCGAAATTTAAAACAAAAGATCTTAGACCTATTGGAAAAGGTCGTCAGGGTATCGTCTTTGTCGTTTCTGAGCACGCAAATGGGTCACATCCGTTTGCCATGAAGGTGATCCCCTATGACATTGGAGCTCGTAGTCGTGGTGAACCCCAACCATCGGTTTTTGAGTACAAAAATCAAGAAGCTGTATCGCGCGTCGCACCAGAGGGGGTTGTTCAAGTTATGAAATTCAAAAGGTGCGAAAACTTTGTGAACCCTACAATTATCAATATGCCTAACGTCCAAAATACTGCCAAATTTAACAAATCCAAACAATCGGTTATGTACATGGAGTATTGCGCAGGCGGAGATCTCAAGTCTTGGCTGGGAAAGCAAAGAAAGTTGAATGATTCAGTCATGCATCATCTAATTTCAACAATTCTCAAGTCACTCTACAAGATTCAGACTAGGTATCCAGACTTTCGTCACAATGACCTTCACATTCAGAACATTTTCGTTTCTGATAGGGGTTTTCTAATTGGTGATTTTGGTTGGTCACGTCTCAAGAAGAATGGAACCAATCCAGCTGTGAATACAGCAAATGGAACTTCAACAGCCTCATTTTGGGGGGTTGGTCCCAAGACTGATGCAAGGTACGATCAGCACATGTTCCTCAACGAGCTTTTGGCTTGGATAAAGACTCACACACCATCTCGATTTCCCAAAACTTTTGCATTCTTGAACACCGCTGTTCCTGATGGGTACAGGGGCGAGTCTGATACCCACGTGATCCAGTGGCGTCTCAAGTACTCGGACCCCTGCCCGGGACTCCCTTCATTGTACCAACTCATTCACAACAAGTACATGACAGATCAACGCATCACATCTCTAAATCTAGTCACTGCCCGCCGTAAGCTTCGAAAGATTCGCGTCTCTCCCCGCAAAAAGACAAGTCCAGTACGTGTTCGAAGCCTTTCGCTCAAGAAACGCAAGGCGAGTCCCAAGCGTCGCAGGAGCGCACCAGCACGTGCAGGCACTGGAAAGAACTATAGTAAACTTCTCAATTTGAGTCCTCTTGCACTTGGACGTTTGACAACTCGAAACAGGAACAGAATTCTAGCCTTGAGAAAGAGGTCAGTGAAACGCGCGTCACACCCCAAGCGCCTCAAGGTGAATCGCCGAGGTTCCCCAGGAAGAGTCAAAATAAATTTTGAATTGAGCCCAGTCAGTGGAAGGATGAAGATTCAAGGACCCACTGGACGCTTGGTCTATGCAGATGGTTCAACAATTACTCTCGATTACCTAAGGAATTTAGCACGTAGGAGCAAGGTGAACATCTCAGGTCTTGCCAATAAGAGAGAAATAGTGGCTAAAATTTTTAAAAGGTAATACTAAATGAACAACCTTGTGATCATTGCTCTGCTCGCTGTGATTCTGTTTGTTCTTCTCTTGAAGAATGGGTCATTTTATAACCAAACTGTTGTTGACAAGGGAAATCTGATCGTGTACGGATCCAAGACGTGCCCATGGTGTGTCAAGCAGGAAGACTACTTGACAAAGATAGGAATGCCTTATAACTTTGTTGATTGCACCAAGTCTCAGTGCCCTGATTTCGTCAACGGGTTTCCAACTTTACTTTTAAATAACCAGGTCATGAACGGGTACACCGAACTTGGTCCTGACCTCAGCTACCCTGCACCAGCCAAGACTTGGCTGCCTTTTTAATTCTAAACTAAAATTAAGATGTCACCTCCTTCCTTTGCCTGGATGAAGAAGGAGGGGAAGGCTGCAGTGAACAGTTACAAAAAGAGAACAGAAAACTCGGCAGACCCACAAACAAATGCTTCCCTCATGCGCCTTCGTGAACGCGCGTGGAGGAAAGTTGCCGCTTTTAAACAGGCAGAAAACTTAAACATCCATCGTATGACCCAAAAGGTAAAACGGATGTTGAAGGAGATTGAAAATTATCATAGGAGACTTTATCGTGTTGTAGAACACCCGAACGGTTCACTGAGTGTAGTCAAGAGGTGACTTAGAACTTGTACATTGCCAGGGCAAAGGAGAGCACAAAGGTGTGCCACAGAGAGTCAACTGGCTTGAGGATGCTGATGTACTTAACCAGGGACTGGTTCCACAGGTAACGCATCAGGAAAGTGAGTAGAATAATCCACACAGAAATGGCGATAATGTTATAAATAGCCTCCTCGCGGGTCTTGGAGCCAAGGAGAGAAATCATCTTTCTATTAGATACAGAAAAAAAAATATCTAATAGTAGGATGCCAACCAAACTAGAAAGGGGGTTGCAAATTTTAAAAATGCGGCAAACTATGCTGAAGAATGGGATACCTATGAGTCAGTGGCCTGCACTCCCCAAGTACAATACAGTGAAAAAGTCGCCTGTAAAAAAGGTAGTTGCTAGAAAGGGCAAGTACAACCCTGATGCTCCCAAGTACACATGGGCACCCTGGGGAACGAGCGGGGTCGTCCACGACAACTGCTACGACTATGCTTTTGGTTCATTTTCAAATAATAGAACAACTAAGAGCGTTCCTGGAACCAGGAGTGGCATCGGTTCGAACGGTCTCACCTTTACAACGTGTAACGGTATTGTGCAGCGAGTGATTGCAGATAATCCAATCACTGTCAAGTATATCAAAAATCCAAATGCCAAAGCTCCGGCTGGATATTACAAGGTGATGGCATTCGTCGCCCCCTCGAACAACTTTGGAAACTCCACCGGGGACTTCCACTGGTACAAGGAGATTAGCGGCATTCGTTACAAGACTCGCCCTGGTGACAAGTTGGGTGCAGTTGCCAAGTTCTTTCATGTGTCTCCGGCTGTTATAAAGACTGCTCTTGCAAAGGCAACCTCACCTGCGAATAAACATGACGGACGAGTTGCAAATAATGAAGAAGAACTTCGAGTTTTGAACAAGGCGTGCAAAATGTCTAAAAGCGAGGCGTTGCCTGTTGGGAAGGTTCTTGACTTTCCAGTGACTCTCTGGAGTCACAAGACTGGCTGGGCTGGTGGACCTTTAATTGTGGATGCATCTGGACACACGATTACAGATCCTAGGAAAGCTGATAGAAACTATACTCCTGGCTTTCACTATACCAAGTTTTGTTCGGCATATATTGTCAAGAGAGGAATGGCACAAACTGGGAACAACGCTAATCGAAACGGGAAGGTGACGGTAAACCCAATTCAGTTAGGACGTTTCTAAGATCTTCGGTTGGATCAATATCAAAGTGAATATCTGTCAACATTCTTCCAGAGTTGTTTGGTAAAATTGAGCGAAAATCTAAACCAAAACCTTCTATAATTGAATTTACATTTTGACTCAAAAATTCAGTTATTGATCTTTCANCAGTTCCAGTTTTTTCTATGATGAGCCTGCACCTATAGGTGGGAACATCAAAAGGTGTTCTGCACATTGGACAGGTTGGATCTGGTCCTTGGCAGCTTGACTTCCAGCGTTCGAGACACCTGATGTGAAATTCGTGATGACACCCGAGTGTGCGAGTCTGACTCTGACCATTCATGCATGTGAGACAGACTGAACACTGGGGTCCTCTGTGGAGCCAACACCTTGTACCCTCTTCTTTGACAGTCTGCCGGCACTCACCGCCTGATAAAGTTTGTCCCCCACACCGTGCCATTAACTTTAGTACAGTATTAAACTATGGGGAAGTTAGCGCCTTCGCGCCCGAGCCACCTCCGCCTCAAGTGACCGAATGGCATCACGGTACTTTTCACGCATATTTTCCTCGACATTCTTTCTGAATACGATGATCGGATCATCATCCTGCTCCATCCTGCACTGTGGGCACTCGATGGAGGTTTCGAACCATTTAATTATACATTTTGAATGAAACATATGTTTGCATTTGAGCTTCTTATCACTTCTCTTGGTTGCCTCAAGACAGACGGCACATGTCTGGGAAAGGTGTGCATGGCACTTGCCGTCTTCGATCGCTGGTCGTTTGCACTTTGTCCCGCTCAGAGTCAATGCTGAGCAGTTCATTTCCTGATAGGTACTTATAAATTTCCTTATGAATTTCTTCAACAGAACGCTCTGCATTCACCACAAGCACCTTACAGGGGATATTCTTAATCAGTTTCACGTATTGAACGTCGAGATCCATTAGATACTTCAAAGTGATTGCTTGGTCCCCTGGCTGTGTTCTCTTTTGAATGTGCTCATAGCACTTTCTTGGGCTCTTTGCTAGATATATGAAGAGGTCCGGGGTCCATGCGTGTTTCTCAAACATCTTGTCATAGGTTGAGTGCTCCTTAGGGGTCACCTTGCCTTCCTTCTTGAGCACCTCCCAAAACACCCACCTGGAGCTCAAGAGGGAACGCTCAATCAACTGAAGTCCCTCATCTGGCTGATTGGTCAAGAGAATATTCATGTGAAGCAAAAAAGCCCAACGAGCAGGATCACTGTAAAATTCATCGAGAGGCCAGTCGTGTATGGCTTCTCGGCGAACTGTATACCCGGTTTTCTCGAGCAAACCAAGCTGGGTCGTCTTCCCAGACCCAATGTTCCCATCGATGACGATGCGCATTAGTATTTTAACGTTTCTTTTCTTTAGGTCAGTTCTTAACAATACATGTTTGTCCATTCGAGGACGCCATATTGATTCTTGATAACAGTTCCCACCTACCGTTATTACCGACAGTCGTTGCGCCTACGCAATTTGGAGTTGCAGAACACATGTTTTGTACATATTCTACACTTGAATTACGTGGAACAGACACCGACCTTATATAATTACCACCCACTGCGCATCTCTTGTTATTGTTCACTGTATAAGTTGGAGCGGGAACAGCCCGCAGGTTGCTTCTAGTCAACTGCAGCTGCCGTGCTGTGCCGCGCATCTTGCGACAGCGACGAGCAGTGCCCATATCGTAGATCGAAGGTTTAATCATAGGCGTCTTACTTTATTCCCGACCCCAGCCCGGGGGCGCCAGGACGTAGAGCTGGTCGTCGGCGCGCAGCTGCAGCCAGGGCGGGGGCGCGGTGAGCACGTAGGGCAGCACCCCCACCCGGGGGAACAGGAGCGGGAACTGGGGCAGGAGTAGGAACAGGAGAAGAAACTGGAGAAGGGCTTGAGTATGGAGCGGGTGCAGGAACTGGGGCAGGAGCGGGAGCGGTAACAGGGACTGGGGCAGGTTCTGCATCTGGAGAAGAAGGAGCAGGTGGTGAAGATCCAAAAAGACACCAGCAACAAATAATGCAAATTATAATTCCTATTACTAATCCACCAATTATAACAGGATTCATAGGCGTGGCAGGTCTTGGTGCTCCGTGTGGAACTGCGTGTGGAACTGCAACCATTAATATATACAATTATTTATTTCTCATTTTCAACCAAAACAACCACCTGCCCTGTGCGGCACGCAGCGTTCTGAAGGGGAAGATTGAAAGCATCTGGACCCTTGGACTGAAGAAACTGGCGGTACGCATAATTATCCTGATATGCGATACCATTCTTCGCCATGATGATATCATTCACTATGTTGGTCGAATCGAAGGACGTGAGACAGCGGCCATCAGCCATACCAATGCGTTGAGACATTTGAGATTACACTATATTTTATTTAGTACAGACACCCATTCTTCAAACTTGGCTCCCAGGATGGTGTCGAAGGTCTCCGGCACGGTCACGGTCTTCACGTAGATGGCTGGGTCCCTCAAATTTTGGTTTAAAATTGAAAATGCCTGAGCAATCTCCTGCAGCGTCTGAGCTCCGGTCACGATGATCTTGCCTGTGCTAAATATGCTGGCAGTCACCTGCTTCATGTCCGGTCCTGGGACAAACTTCACCTTGACTGCACTGTAACGGTCTGGATCATAGGTGACGCGGAAGGGGGGGTTCGAGAGCTTCTGGATAATCTTGTTCAGATTGACTGAAGAGTTGAGAGAGAAGTTGGTGTTGATCATCTTGACTGAAACCTCATCCACTGGAATGTCCGTCTCGCGCCCCAGAACCACCTTCAAAATAAAGGAGAGTTGTCTGAGGATGCGCCGGCAGTCAAAGAGGTCTGAACACCCAGCCACCTGGATAGAGCCATTCGGGAAAATCTTGATAGATTTTCTGGAATAGGCATCGCGATACCCAATGGTCACTTGATTGTAGAATGCCGTGTCAGCCATCCTCCACTCAAAGCCGCCAAACTTGGATCCCTTGCGCCGAACAGTAACCGTCTCAAGCTTCTTGAAATTCTCACGAAACTTGGGAAGATCGATATCCTCCAGAAACTTGGAACACATGGTGATGGTTGTGATCCGCACCCACGATGGCTCCGGAAGCCCATCCGTCGCACCAATGAGCTCTTTGCGGATGTTTGCCAAATCGCGAATGTACTGGAAGGTGTCCATACTTTATTTTGATTCTAGTGGTGTACTGCACCATAACCTTGACAGGACACGAAAACTACTTTTTTGCAGCCTTCTTCACAATCTTGGCAAACTTTGTTCTTAAAATATTCGCCTTGATGACCCGCTTGTAATATTTCTTCTTCTTCTCATCATTGGGGTGAATGTTGTGAGTCTTTGTCACATTGTGTGCCGTGAGAGAAATCAGTTTCTGTTTCTTGACTGCGTTAATAACACGGTTCAATTCGGCTATACGGATCTTTGTGGGCTTCCGGCGACGGCTTTTCGCCTTGCGCTTAATGGTTGATGTTTTCTGAGAGAGGGTATTGAGTCCGTGAAGAACAATCACGGCACTCTTAGGTCCCCCAAGTTTCTTAACAGCCTGGATTGCTGCAGGACTCACACCCTTCACATTTACAGCTTGACTCACATTACCATTTGTCTCATTAAGAGCCTCTGCAGCCTTTGCAACCTCTGTCGCTCCTCCAGGGACTGCGGCAACAGTGTTGAGTGCTGGTCGAACGCCTCCTGCGTTTGTGATTGCATTCTTCTGATTCATTGGGAGAGCGGCTGCAGCTGCGTTCGAGTACTCCGAGGGTCCCATCGAGGATCCCTCGGAGCGCCTACGTCTTACACCTTCGTTCCCGTACCCTCCTCCGCGTGAGAGCCCATAATTGTTCCCGTACCCTCGTCGACCACTCCCTCGTCTCCCATACTCATCACTCCCTCGTCTCCCATACTCATCCCTCCCTCGTTTCCCATACTCATCCCTCCCTCGTTTCCCATACTCATCCTTCCCTCGTTTCCCATACTCATCCCTCCCTCGTCTCTCATTCCTCTCATTCCTGATGTTAGAAAGTGCACGATCTTTCTCGACTCCCAGTGCCCGGAGAAGGTTCTGGTTGTACCGCATACTTAGGGACGGTTTGATATTTGTGCGGAGATTCTGGAGCCGACGCTGAGCCACAAATGCGTTACTATTCTGCCCGGCATTGCGAATCTCCTCGAGTGTTCGAGTCTTCACAATGTTGCGCGCCTTGGAACCTACTGGGTACTTTTTCAATAGCTCTGCGAGTTTCTTTGACCGGGCAGTTGCAGACATCTTTGCAAAGCTGTTGGAATAAAGCTCGTCGAAAACTTCATTCGAGTTTATGTTGACATTTGATTGAGTCCCATTCACATTGAACAAAGACTTGTAAAGTGCCATGAGTTCGGCAAGAGCTTCAACAACCTTTTTCTCAGCCTCAAGAGCTGCAAGACGCGCCTTGGCAGCTGCCGCCGCCTTGTTCGCCTTATTTGCGTTCGAAGCCCCCCGAGCCTCGCGAACAGCCTTCAAGTAGTCAGCTGCCGACTTCTTTGCCGCCTCTGCAAGGGTACTGAGTGTTTGTAAAAGTTGTGCAATTTTGTTCTTTGCATTTTGTGTTGCAGATGCTGGTTGAGCTTCCCGACCCTCTTGTGAGACAAGCTTGTTTCCTCGCTGGAAAACACGTATCATTTTTCCACCAATAACTACGAAATATCCTTTGAGTTTTGAGTACTGGATAGGGAAACCATTGATAAACTGAGGAATGTAGGTGGATGGGTCAAGAACGAATGATCCAAGTACTGGGAACTTGAGGCGACCCTTGAATAACCTCTGCAGAAACCCTCCCAACCCTGTGCGACCCTCTGCATTTTTAATAGGTTTGGTGGTATTTGGTATCTTGATAGATGTTGTGACGAGCCCCATCAATCTATTTACTAAATTACTTGATGACGAAGCCTTCACAGCTGCATGAATATTTTTAGGTGTTTGACCAGAGGCTGCGGCGGCACCAGCGGCTGTCACTGCAGCGTTCACATTTGCAGGGGTCGCAGTCTCAGCTATTGTATTCAGTGTAGACTTGTTGACACCCGCAAGAGATGCTTTCACCGTGGCAATAATTGTGTTCACTACGTTAGCTTGTGGAACATTCGTGAGAATAGTATCGACCGTTTTGGGTGAAACCTTCCCATGAATAATTGCAATAATTGTATCTGCAAGATCTTTGTCAAGATATTTAGGAGCAAGATTGCTCATCGGTTTACCTCCCTCATATTTTTCCTTTATAAAATCGAACCTCGGACGAGAACTCGTAGAGTTCGACGTCCCGGGACGAAGGACCAACTTCCACCCTTTCCATGAGGACTGGGCAGATCCATTCAATTTTAGTTTAAAATTAGGATTTGTGGGAGAACCAAAGACACAGCCACACTTTCGTCCAGCGAAATATGCGTCACCAATAGAGTCGGGTGGGCACGTTGAGTTCATTTTTCCAGGTCCCTTGATGCTCTGACTTAATATATCGAGTACTTTTTGAATGAGTGCGCTATTCTTATTGGCTTGAGAAAGGGTAGACACTGCACCCTCAGCGAAAGGCTCACTTGGTTTTATACCTTTTTTAATAATACCCATAATTGCCTGAGCAAGTTTTGTAGCTTCCATTTGTGATGCTAATTTTGCCGCTTGTTCATTTTTCACACCTAGAATAGCAATCCTATTTGCCAATTCCTCACCTCGGGTATACCCCCCAGTAGTCGGTAGTCGCAATAATTTATTTCCTCTTGAGCCAGGGACTACCATCTAATATCACCCAAGACAAAATTTGAAGACCCCCCAAAAAGGTTTCGTGTCCTGTCGAGGTTAGGGTTTGACCCTACACGAGGGATCAAATGGCGCCCAAGCTCCTCAAGACTCGTCTGATTTCGCCTTACCAGCACGATGGAGTCAAATGGCTATCTGAGCGCGAGTTGGCGCCTGACTATCCAGGCGGCTTCCTGTGCGATGAGATGGGTCTCGGAAAGACTGTGCAAATGATTGCAGTTATGCTGGTCAATCCGCGTCCCAAAACTCTCATTGTGGTGCCCAAGTCGATCGTTGGGCAGTGGGTTTCGGAAATCAAGCGCTTCGCTCCGAGTCTGACTGTTCACGCCTACAATGGCATGGATCGCATGATGCCGGATTCTGACAAGCCCTTTCCAAACATTGTGGTGGCTCCTTATTCCGTGCTCCCTCGTGAGGTGGACAACCTCCCCTGCCCTCTGGTCCGGGTGAAGTGGGACCGTGTGATTCTGGATGAGGGTCATGAGATTCGCAACCCCAAGACCAAGTCTTACCTCATCTGCAAGTCTCTGATGGCTGAGATTCGCTGGGTCCTTACTGGCACGCCAATCTTCAATTCGATGCGCGACTTTGTCACCCTGTGTGCCTTCATTGGAATCCCGCGCGACTATACCCAGGGGTACACAGAGGATGTTCGCAAGCGATATGTGCTGAGGCGAACCAAGGTGGATTTGGCGCAACACAACAAGCGCCTTGAGTTACCAAAGTGCGACTTCCAGAATGTCGAGCTCGAGATGAACTCGCACGAGCGCGAGCTTTACTCTGAGGTCTTTAGCTATGGGCAGGATGTGGTTCGCTCAATCTCCAAGCTGGCAAGTGTGAACCACCGCCAGATGGAGCTTCTTGAGGCGCTGCTGCGTGTGCGCCAGGTCCTCTGCTACCCTCAGCTTTACCTGGATGGGATGGCAAAAAAGGAGGAGAGCGATCCGGTGCGCTGGGAGCATGGCTCCAAGAAGATGGACACCTTGATGGAGCTTATCCAGAGTCACCCGAAGGAAAAGGCGCTCGTCTTTTGCCAATTTACCGGCGAGATGAATGAGATCCAGGAGCGGCTCCAGAATCTCGAGGTGCCAGTGATGCGCATCGATGGCTCTGTGACTGGTGACAACCGCGAGGAGCGCATTTCCCAGTTCAAGTCTGGAAAATCAAACTCGGTTTTCCTCATCCAGATCAAGGCTGGAGGTGTGGGTCTCAACCTCCAAGAGGCGACCCGCGTTTACATCACCACCCCCAGCTGGAACCCTGCGACTGAGCTGCAGGCTATCGGGCGCGCTCACCGCACCGGTCAGTTGAGACCAGTGACTGTGCGCCGCCTGGTCTACACCGGTGAGGACAGCCTCCCGAGCGTGGAAATGAGCATCATGAACCTCCAGGAAGCCAAGGCAAAAATCTGCGCGGAGATCCTGAACGACCCAAGATTAGAGTCAGTGATCCCCAACATCCCGAAGACCAAGATTAATGTACAGACTCTTAAGAAGATTTTCGCAGTGTAAATAAAATATCGTACATTAGTAAAATGACTGTCGGCTCTCGCGCTCAAGTGTACCATGGAAACGCTACTCACACCGCAGGTGGTCTGACCAAGAAGCACCTCAAGAAGAAGGATGGCGAGATTGTCTCCAAGAAAAAGGCAAAGGATGAGAAGACCAATCCCTGGATAAAGGCAGTTCAGAAGGCAAAGAAGGAGCTGGGCATCAAGGGCTTTGCGCTGGTTCAGGGACCCCTTCTGAAGCGCGCCCGTGAGATTTATGGCAAGTAAATTTATTGCGTTAAATTAATGAACAATAGTCTTTTACGACTTTTGTTGAATAGCAACAAGTCAGTGTCAAAAACTAAAAAACTTAACAAAAATAAGCGTTGGATTTTCGAGAATAACCGCGGTCTTCTCTTTATTTACAATGCAAACAACCGCAAACGACCTGTTCGCAGTTCGAATGTAGCATACAGGAACAATGGGAAGCGCATCGTTTCTGTAGGCGTTAGACGCTCTAATTATGTTGCGGTAAAGTCAGGTGGGTATCGTCGCCGTCGTCGTGTGTCTAGTCCAGGAAGGCACAGATACCTTTTTTGAGGGGGGACTCTACCGGTTTCGGCTGCTCACCTCCCCCGTAACTCTTCACCTGAAAAGCACGGACAGTCAGTCCCCATGAATCCCTAAAAAAGTAATTTGACTCGATGTCAATCAAACAAGACAGGTCTTGCCCCTTGAAGAGCCCTTCTTCAATTACAGGCGTGACCTGCTTTGAATCCTTGTCGAAAATATAAGAGGCGTCATCAATCTTCAGACGAAGAGAGGATGACCCATCACGATCTAATTTTAGATTAGAATTGAATGGACCCTGAGGACAAATCTGAGACTCGAGGTCCTTCCACCACTGAATGAATTTTGGGTCAGAAATCTCAACCTGAAAAGACTTGTAAGCAGACACACCCCATACACACTTACCACGAGGTACCTGAAAACGCAGGGGACCGTCCCCTAACTTGTACTTCCAGCGCCCCTCCTCCTTCCCAAACTGCGCCCAATCAATTGTCTTACAGTCAATCTCATACCAGTAGACCATTGTAATTAAAATGTTTAATATGTTTAAGTATGCTTACACCAATTAATGAAAGATCTGAAAGAGCCCTTGAACGCTGGGGAAAACTTCGCAAATCACTTGGTCATGCTGTGTCTAGCATGCGTCCACTTCGTAAAGGACGATTTACTATCTATCCTCTGAGTCCCAAAACTAACCCAGTAAATAGACCCAAAACTCCTTTAAAATCCGGAAAATATGGAAGGTTCGAAGTAGTTGTTCCTAGCCTCCCAAAACTCTCGATACCCAAGAAGAACTATCTCATGAAAAAAAGGAACAAAATACAGAAGGCGGTCAATGCATTCAGAAATGCAAAGAAAAACGCGTATCAGAAAGCAGTGTCCAATCTCAAGGCGAGACACAAGCTTGAAGCCAATAATCTAGAAAAGAAACACCAGCAAAACGAGAACAATCTGTACAATAAACATTTTACAAATGCCAACAAACAAATTGAACAGCTGCTCCGTAGTTTAAACAATATTAATACTAAATTAGCATAAAATCCTCTATCGTCAATTTTCTGCTAGGATTTGAACCTTTGAAAATAATACGAGCTTCTGACACCCATGGGTCATTACACAATTCTGAACTAAAATTACCATTCGGGCAGATGGTCTCGATTGTGTGCTCATGTCCTGTATCATTAAAAACGAGAAGACCTGCAGTGTGATAGTTGAGTTCTATCGGTCGTCGAATGATATGATGTCCAGGTATCCTGAAGATGTGAAGGGACCTCGATTCTAAATTATAAATGAGTCCATCATGAGACTTGAGGAAGTACCATAAGCGCCAGCACTTTGCTTCGTCAAGTTTCTTCGGGGGAATCCCAAATGCAAGTCGAACATCAATAGACGGGGAAGACATTTCAACAATCTTTATTATCAATTCTGTTGGAAGTTCTTTCCATATTTTTGGGTCCATGATTATTAAAATTTAAAAATCTCTAAGTATATTCCTCAGACTTGCGGCAAGTCGAAGGCGGTTTGAAGAATTCATATTTGGAAAAAGTCTTCTTATCATTTGCGAGTGACGATTCGAAAAATTCCTCTTCTAGTTTTTTGAAGCTTCCTGTTGCTTGAACCTGTTTATGAGGATACTCAACCTATTTGGAGTTTTAGGTTTTTCTAGAGTCTTTTTTCTAAAAAACTTCATTTACTATTTGCCAATATTTTAGCTAGAACACACACTGTGTTCAACCTGAACACATCTCACAGCTCTCAGGGTTTGCGAGGGAGCACGCGAGTTTCACATCCGATACTGGAACCGTCACCTGTTGAGCCCTCGCCTTGGCGCGGGTCCTCAAGTAGTACATCCCCGTCTTGAGTCCCTTCTTCCAGCCATACAGGTGCATGCTCGAAAGCTTCGCACTCGTTGGATTCTCCATGAAGATGTTCAGGGACTGTGACTGATCGATATATACCCCGCGATCAGCACTCATATCAATGATTGACTTTTGAGGAATCTCCCACACAGTCCTGTAAATCTCCTTGAGGCGGTCAGGAATGTCTAGCGTCTGCACGGAGCCCCCCTGTCGCACAATTTCCGTCTTGATATCTGGATTCCACTTGCCAATCTTCTGCAAGTCCTTGACAAGGTGCTTATTCACCATCACAAACTCTCCCGCCAGAGTCCGACGCAGATAGATGTTGGTCGTGTACGGCTCGAACGCCTCGTTGTTCCCCAGAATCTGAGCAGTCGAGGCTGTGGGCATAGGAGCAACCAGGAGCGAGTTTCGAAGTCCCCACTTGACAATGTCATCCTTGAGACGGTCAAAGCCGTGATTGGTAACACCCCACAAATCAAACTGGAGCTTCTTGTCGTGGGCTGGAGACCCGCGGAAGCTTTCATAGGGTCCCTCCTCCTTTGCAAGGAGACAAGACTCCTCAAGTGCTGCAAAGTAGATAATCTCAAAAATCTCCTTGTTCAGCTGCCGAGCGACAGTCTCATCGAATGAGAGTCCAAGCATCATATACACATCCGCGAGTCCCTGAACTCCAATGGCGATCGGGCGGTGACGAAGGTTCGACTTTTGAGCCGCCTCCGTGGGATAGTAGTTATTGTCGATAACTCGATTCAGGTTGCGAGTTACGACGCGGGTCACCTTGGCGAGTTTCTCAAAGTCAAAGGAGGGAGTTCCTTCTGAACTCTCGACGAAAGCAGGGAGGCTCAGAGACGCCAGGTTACAGACGGCAGTCTCATCCGGGCTGGAAACCTCCATAATTTCGGTGCACAAGTTTGAAGACTTGATGGTTCCGATATTCATCTGGTTCGACTTTGAGTTGACAGAGTCCTTGTAGCACATGTAGGGGGTTCCCGTCTCAACCTGGGACTTGAGGACTGCGTCCCAGAGCTCACGAGCTCGCACCTTGCGCTTGAACCGCCCTTGTACCTCGTACATTTTGTACTGCTCGTTAAACTTCTCACCCCAAAGCTCCTGGAGTCCAGGGCACTCGTGAGGGCACATGAGGTGCCAGTCCTGATCCTTCTCCACTCGCTCCATAAACAGATCTGGAACCCACAAAGCCGTGAACAGGTCTCGGCACCTCATCTCCTCATCCCCCTGGTTCAGGCGCAGCTCGAGAAAGTCGAACACGTCTGCGTGCCAAGGCTCCAGGTAGACGGCAAATGCCCCCTTGCGTTTGCCACCCCCCTGGTTGACATAGCGTGCAGTGTTGTTGAAGACTCGAAGCATAGGAACGATTCCATCGGCAATTCCATTCGTCCCCTTGATGGGTGTTCCAGCTGCTCGAATGTTTGAGCAGTGAAAGCCAATCCCCCCAGACCACTTGGAAATCTGAGCACACTCCTTGAGAGTGTCATAGATTCCCTCAATCGAATCATCCTTTGTGGCGATCAAGAAACAACTGGACATCTGGGGACGGGGAGTTCCGGCGTTGAACATCGTGGGGCTTGCGTGAGTAAAATACTTTTGCGACATGAGATCATACGTCTCGTGGACCCGGGAAAGGTTGTCTCCGTGAATCCCAAGAGCTACTCGCATGAAAAGATACTGGGGCGTCTCCCCGGGCATAAGGTATCCCTTTTGGAGTGTCTTGATTCCAAAGTATCCAAAATCGTAATCGCGCTCGTGAACAATCCACGAGTCCACATCATATGGCACGTGCTTGACAATACCCTTGGAATGCAGAGACAACATTGCCTCACTGAACGTCTTTGGGCTATTTTTCTGAAGGTTCGAAACCACGATGCGAGTTGCCAAAATTTCGTAATCAGGATTCTCTGTAATCATTCCAATCGCAACCTCTGCACTCAGATTATCAATTTCTGAAGTTGAAATTCCATCATACATACTTGTGAAAACCTTTTGAGCCACCTTGGCTGGTTCCACATTGAGGGGTACAAACTCTGGAGCGCAATTTAGTTTTGAAATTCGTTGAGTCACCTTGTCAAAGAGCATATCGACCGAATCACCAGAACGCTTGATGACCTTCATTTGTATTTTCTACGTTTGTTTTTTTTATCCAGTAATGTCAATGGAGACTTATGATCGAAAGCCTATTCGTCTCAGTAACCCAACTCCTCTAGGTGATGCCTATTTCTCTGATTTCAATCGCGAGAGTATTCACTCAAACATCATTTCGAGTGTCATGGCGAAGACTGGAGTGCCCATTGCCAAACAGAATGATTCGGACCTCCAGTCTCTGATGCGTGTGGTGTATACTGACCTCGTGCGCGATCCAAATACGAATGTTCGAGCTCAGGTGTCAGCCATGAACTCGGAGGTGGTGAAGCGTGCCATCAAGACTATTTCAACTGGCGTGCTCCAGCAGGCGGTCTACCTCCGTGACATTGGCTCGAACCCAGTCCCTATGGCTGCCCCCACCAGCACCAGCACATATGGCAACAAGATTCCAACGAATTTTAAATTCGGTATATTTTAGTAAGAATGGGTGACCTTCTGAAAGCTTTCGGAATATGGGCAATCTTTTGTATATTGGCATGTTGTATTCAGTGCTTGGAGGCGGCAGCTATTGGAGCTGCGTGTACAGAGGATAATCCGAATTGTACAGCTGGAATGAGTATGTCATCTGGGTTTATAAACTGTATAGTGTGCATCACCTGTCTCTTTCTGGTTTACAAGGCGATGACTGAAAATAAAGTTTCCAATTAGTAGATGCGCGCCTTGGACGATATCATCATAGGCTTTCTCATATTTTTCGTAATTGAAAAAGCAATCAGGCTATTCAGTAACGCAGTCATAGAACCATGGGCGGAGACTCGCACTGATAACCCGAATATAGTTGAAAACTGGAAAATTGGTACAGAACTCCTGGTTTTGATTATTGTTACATTTTTTATATTCAAGTTTCGAAAGACTTTTCAGAGGTTCAATAACAGTTAGAGAGCCAAGGCGTATAGTTCTTAATGAACAGATTTCGCGATGAAACCGCGACGATGTGCAAGCAAAAAGGTTGGGACAAGGCGCACGTAAGTGTGGTTTGGATGTTACTGAATGAGGAGATGGGTGAACTTGCTTCGAGTATTCGACAGAGCCAGAGAATTTACAAAAAGACAGGACTGAAGAAGGACAGAGGGACAGATGTTGCTATGGAAATGGCTGACGTGTTTAGTTACTTGTACCAGCTCGCACATATGCTCAATGTTGACATAGACGAAGCGTGGGAGCTTCACAGGCAGAAGATTAAAACAAAAGTTTACAAAGAAAATGTAAGTAGTTAGTAATGGCATCGACTCTTATGATCGATGACCGTCTCCAGATTGACTTGTTTAATCCCACAACCTGGACCGGTGATTTCGGAATCAATAAAGATGGTTTCCGAAAGGACCTTTTTATGGATGGTTCATACACCACTGGAGTCGATGAGACTCCAATGACTATGAACGATGTTATCCCAGTCATGAACAGTACTGACCTTGCAGGGAACACGTACTTAAAGACCGCTGCACCAAGTGTGGCACCCTATACAATTTTTCCAGCGCGCAAGTTTGAGTTTTCAAACGGACGCATCACTTGGAAGCGTCCTCAGCTGCCTTGGAGTTGGGAATCGGGCAAGTCGACTGGAGACGCAGGCTCATCAAAGGACTCAAAGCTTATTTTGTTTCTTTTGATTGCCGTTATTTTGGTTTATTTTTTTGGAAAGATGAAATTCAAGTAATCTTGATAACCTTTGCAGCCTCAACCTTTGGGAGGGTTTTCGCAAGTTCCTCACGTGCTGTCAGGATGCGCGTCTTCAGCATCGGGCATGAGTGAGCCTCCGATTGGATGCATCTCACGCAACAATTCGTCTTGCAATCCTTGCACATGAGGATCCTGTTCTTGTGGGGGCACGTCATCCTTGACATAACAACAGATTTCTTCTCTAATCCAGGGGGGCGGGACATCATCGTCCCGAATCTCGCACAAACCGTGGGTTCGACCGGCAACGATACGGTCCCACGCTTTCTGCATAGCTGGCAAGTTCTTTGCAAACCACTCGCGATCCCTCTTCACTCGCACAATGACAAACTCCCTGGGCTTGTCTATTCCTTCGGGTCGAAACTGAATGAAATCACATTCCTCAAGGTCCGTAATTTCAAGTTGAAGTTGAACTTGAGGATAATAGTGCTTTGGAACCTTTGCCTCAATCTTACGGCTGAAAGGACACTTGATTTCTATCAAGAGTCCATCCTCGGTGACACCATCTGGGGATGCTCCAAGCCACGGGTACGTGCGATGTTGAACTAGACCAATCTCATGAGATTTGCGTCCAGTCATCTCATCGTACAAGTCCCGTACCATGGGCTCAAGGAGTGTACCGTGTGCAGTCGCTGCATTCCCAGCCCACTTGGTTCGAAGCACCTTCTTTTTGACAAATGCGTCAATTGATTCATATTGACTTTCCCCAATTGCACTTGCAATATCGCTTGCCGTAATCATATTCTCACGGAGATCTAACCATTCCTGTGATCTTTGTTCGGCGTACTCAGCCGCGAGAAGTTCCCTCGCTCGTTCCAGAATCCTTTGGTCCATTGACAGGGATCTTCTTGTTCTTAAAACGAGGGTCCGTCTTAAGTACAATTTCAGCGGCATTTTGTTCAGCCTGTTTTTTAGTTGTCGCATATCCACAGCCACAAGGCATACTGTCAACTAGAACACTGATGCAAAAATTACTGTTAATTTGACCATCCATTCGGTACTCGGGGAGAGGGTACTTGAGCGCCTGGCACCACCTCATGAGCTGATCTTTGTAGTTGTCATCAACCAGAGATGTCTGAACCTTTGTGAATGAATTGAGGACAAAATTCTTTGCGTGAACCATTCCAAGGTCAAGATAGATGGCACCCACCATAGCCTCAAAGACATCCTCCATAATGTTATCATTTGTGACCCATCCATTTCTCTCGCCCTTCTCATCCATCAGAATGAGCTTGTCAAGTCCAAGCACCTTTGAAATTTCGCAGAGTGTCTTGCCCCTGACCATCTTGGTGCGAGCCTTGGTCAGAAAACCCTCCTGCTCCTTCTCGTGAAGGTCAAAAAGGTGCTTTGTAATGATAAATCCGAGAACAGAGTCTCCCATAAACTCGAGAGTTTCATAAGAACCTGTGAGCCCAGAGTACCGCTTCAACGCGCTCTTATGAGTGAAAGCCCGTTGATACAGTTCCATATTTTTGATTTTTGTGCCCACAAGGGCGTTCATTTGATCGCGAGACAAGGGGGGAGGCACTTGTTTGGAAACTCCATTTTCAAACTCCATTTGCTATGATATATTACACAAGCTATTTAGTTTTAAGCCAGCTAAATTCAAGCAGAAGCGGCTGGCTTTGCCACCTTTGGGCGAACCTTCTTCTCCTTTGGGGGAGCTGCGGGAGCTGCCTCCTCGACGGGAACCACCTTCTTGGCACGGGGCTTCTTCACCGTCTCCTCCTTGATATAGTGCTTGCTCAGGTAGTGCTGCAGGTTCAGGAAGGTGAGCTGGACACCCTCGGGCACCTCCAGGAGAGCCTTCAGCTTGTCATCCAGGCTAATCTTCTGACCCGCCTTCAGACCATTCGTCTCAAAGTACTTGTTCATGTGGTTGGACACCTGGGAACGGGAGATCATCTCCTCGGGACCCAGGGACAGGAAACCGCGCAGAGCGTCAGTCACCTTCTGAGGCTTGTTGAAGCCATTGTTCTTGGTGCGAGCCTCCTGCTTCTCACCAGTTGGGTCCTCAATGTGCTGGCGAATCTTGCGAATCTCCTTGCGCACAGCCTTCATCTCCTTCATCAGAGCATCGAGGGTCACGGGAACATCGGTGGTGGCAGCCATTTCTATTCTACCCATGAGACTGGGCTTTAAGTGTCATTAGTGAGAGTAGAATCAAGACCAAAAACACGAAACCAGTGAAAACAATTTGCCAAACTTTGCGACCCGGGGGCTGAGGGTTCGAAAATGGAGCAGCCCCAATAGTTTCCGAAGGATCATCGTTTTGCGGTAAACTGCGGTTAAAGCCTGGGGGAAGTTGAGCACCAGTCGATGGTCGAAAATCTTGATTGAAAATTGGATATCTTCCAACATTCGTGCATGATGGTATACAGCATCCGAGATCACACGGGTAGACTAAACCGTTTTTTTTGTTTATATAACCACAAATTGAAGCTGTAATATCCAGGGAGTCAGTCAAACATTGACATCCCGAATTTATATATTCAGCACTGCAGCCTCCTGCGCTCATCTGACATTAAAGAATATTTTTGTTTATAATACAATGGAGTACGGAAAGCCACAGAAGCAGCCAGACGGTCGTTATTTTTTGAAGATTAGCGGTGGTCGTCATCAGGTGAATGGTTTGACTCTCCAGGACTCTCTTTCATCCAAGTCTGTCAACTTCAAGATTGAGGACTCTTCCAACCTGTTTTCTACTATTGATTCTGAGCTCCTCGCTCAAGCGAAGGAGTCCCGGGTCGAGTGGTTTGGCAAGGAGCTCAGTGACGAGACGATTGCAAACGCCTTCCAGGAGAGTGTGACTGATGATGTTCTCAGCGCGTCCCTGGCAACAGTCAAGGGCGAGGTGGTCACTGTGGCGTTCGACACGAAGAAGAACCCAGTCGAGCTCCAGGAGGTGGCATCCGGTTCCAAGTGTGATGTGCTCCTTGAGCTGTCAGGTCTTTGGTTCCTCAAGAAGTCGTTCGGTCCCATCTGGCGTGTGATCCAGGTGCGTGTCCGGGGTGGCGCGGCAAAGGTAACTTTCCCCAAGGAGTACCTCTTCACAGACGAGCCAGAGGAGGAGGATGACCCAGCTGACTACTTGGACTAAAGTCCGGGTCCGTCAGGAAAAAATATCACCATCTTATAATAATGAATCGCAAGGGACTGGCAATTATGGTTCTGGCGGCAGTCATCCTTCTACTTCTGTTCGCCCCCTCCCGCGCAAATTATGGTGTAACTTCCTCAGCTCAGCCTATGGGCATGAACACATATAACTCCATTTCTGAGAACGTTACCATGAGCAGTCAGTCTAAGGACCAGATGGGCGCCCCATACATGGGTGGCGAGACCGGTGGTAGCTCCGTGTCGTCTGCCAGCCTGATCCCCCGCGATGTAGTGGCAACCGAGGACTTTGGTCAGTTCAGCCCAGACAAGATCCTAGGCAACCAGAACTACCTGGACCCACGCAGCCAGATTGGCTACCCAGAGACCATCGGCGGTGTCCTGCGTAACGCAAACCGCGACTTCCGCAGCGAACCCCTCAACCCCCGCACCCCAGTGAGCATCTTCAACCTCAGCACCATTCCTCCAGATGTGATGCGCCCCAAGTTTGAGATTGAGCGCGAGTATCAGTAGTAAATTTCGAAAAATTTACTCCAGTTAAAAAAATGAGACTTATCTTTATTAATGGACTTTAAAAACGCTACGAATGAGTGGATCGCTATAAAGACCCAGCTCGCCGCAGCTCGCAAAGATCTCGGAACGTTGAATCAACGTGAAAAGGAGCTTCGCAAGTTTGTGACTCGGCACATGGGGGATAACAAGATTGACACCGTGAATGTCCAGGACAAGGTCAAGGTGAATCTTAAGGTTAAAACGGTAAAGGGGAGTATTACAAAGGACGTCATCAAGAAGGGTCTTTCAACCTTTTTTGGTGGAAACGAGGTCCAGGTTGAGGGAGCTTTCAACGCCATTCAGGACGCAGTCGAAGTGAAAGAGATTACAGGCGTCACTGTATCTGGCATCAAGAACCTTCTGGGTTAGAGACAGGGAACGTAAGTTTCACAAGTACAAATGGGTATCAATGATGAATACTCGCGTGATGCCTATCTAGGTGATCACTATGCATACGACTCGGACGAGTCAGATGAAATTGATGTTGAAATTGACCCAGAGGAGTGGGAGATTCGGTACTCCGAAGAAATTCACGACGGATGGGCAATTTTTCAGGAATTTATGACCGATAATTATTTAACAACCAAAAACAATTGCACAATTTCCAAGTTTATTGAACTCTTGATTGCTCCAGAAAAGTTCAGACCGACATTTAACCCTTCACAGAACGCATTCGCCGCTTGGAATCATATCAAGCGCGTGAGTCTTGTGAGAGAGAGGGTCCCCCCCGAGAATTTTTATACCTGGTTTCTTATATATGTTTGACATTACGGCTCCTAAAGTGTTGACCCCTGCACTTTTATTCGCAATTTTGAGCCCTGGACTTATTTTGGGTATTCCATCTGGTTCAGGTCTCTTAGTTCAAGTGTGTATGCACGCTCTTTTGATGTGCATTTTAGATTTCTTAATAATTAAATTTGGATTCAAGCTTAATGTAACTACAGCTGATATCATCGTTCCAGGTGTTCTCTTTATCATCATGTCACCAGGTGTTCTTCTGACCCTGCCTTCAATGTCCCTGCCAACCTCAGCGGGCGTCCATACCCTTGTGTTTTCCCTCTTTTACGCATTCCTTCGCGGTCAGTTTCCTGAATATTACTAATTGGAGTTGTTAATGGTAAAACACCTTGTCGTCGGACCAGGAGCTATGGGATATTTCATGTACTTGGGAGTTTTATCAAAACTCAAACAACAGGGGAGACTTGATGACCTTGAAGAGATTTCAGGATCAAGTGCAGGTGGTCTTTGCTCGTTTATATATGTACTCACGAAGGGCAATATTCCCGCCGCTCTTGATTACTCTCTGTCAGTTCCCATGGCGTCCCTGATGAAGCCAAATATCAAGAACCTTTTGAATAATTACGGGCTCGTGTCATCCAAAAAGGTGAGAAAAATTCTTTCTGAAGCGTGTAAGAAATTCACCGGGAAAGATGATATTACATTCAGTGAACTTTATAATTTAAGTCCTATCAAGCTCCACCTCCCAGCCTATTGTGTGGATTTCATGAAGACGGTCTATTTCAATGTAGATTCATCCCCGAATATGAGTGTACTGGATGCAGTCTCTGCCACCGTTGCTGTTCCTTTCCTGTTTGCACCTGTAAAGCTCGCGGATGGCTATAACTATGTGGATGGTGCGACTGCTGAGGCTATCCCCGCTGGTCCTTTCATAGGTCGTAATGATATCCTTGCTCTTCGTATTGCATGGGGGAGACTCTCAGAGGTGAAGGATCTGAAGAGCTACGCCTTGACTATTTTGTTTTCTAGTATGAAATTGAGACACATCTATGAGGTGCCAACCCATGATATCGACATACCCGACGATGATATATATGATTTTAGTGCGTCAAATGAGAATAAGCTCAAGATGTTTATGTTTGGGGTTTCCCAAAATTTTTCCAAGTAGATATAAATGCACGCCGACCTTCGCAAGCCACACACGCGTAAACTTACCGCCAAACGCATTTCAGTCAGGGGGAGCCCGGGATATTCCTATGTCCGCACGGCAAAGACAGTAAATGTCAAGGGAGTTCCAGCCTATGATGTGGGAACCATTGGCAGGTCCAAGAGTGTCATCGGTCCCCTCAAGCACGGGATGCTCACCAAGTTTGGCTACCACCCAGTGGAGGCGATGACCAATCGCCACAAGGCTCTTATGCGGGCAATCAACAAGGGCAAGGAGGACCCTCACGCAGTTCTGAAGCGTCTGGTTGCCATTAGCACTCTGACCAAGCGTATGGCTCCTCGCGCCTCCCGCATCTACAAGCAGGATGCCAAGTGGATTCACAAGAAGTACTCCAAGAATTTTGGTAAGTAAATAGTAGATGTCAAGTCGCCCCCCTCGGCTCGTAGGAGGACCTCTGTCCATCGCAGGAAACTCGAAAACTGCACGGGCAGCCGCGGGAAAGGTATCAGTTCAAATGGCAAAGACTCTCTTGCCAGCAGCCTTCAAGATTAGCGGTCTCGCCAATAATCACCATTCCAAGGCACTTGGACGGACCGCTATAAATTTCGTCACCTCAACAAATGCAAATAGGAATAGGCGCGCGAACGGACTCGTCAATGCAATGGTCAACTATTACTTTTCTCCGGGCAATTTCTCACCTCATACCAAGAGGATTGCGCTCGCTGCTCTCAACAAGGCGAAGATGTATGCCCCGAACCATTACGGAGCACTCAGACGATCAGTCTTCCGCAAAGCACCCCGTATACTATATAAAAGTCTTGTGCATTAGTAAGATATGAACAACCTCAACGTGAACAACGCGCGCAGAATGACCCCACAGGCTGCACGCGTTTTTCTTAAGAATTCGAAATTTAGTACATTCTATTCAAAAGGGAAGCGAGGACTTTTGCTGTTTTACATACTTTTACTTACGACTATGACTCCGCAAGTAGAAGCACATATTGGAACTCGAGCTCTCAATTACATCCGAGGAGCAAAGAAGAACGAGTCTACTTTGTTTACGCAGGCTCAGAAGAATGCGGCAGCTGCTGCAGCAAAACAGGCAGCAATCATAGCTGGAGGCTACACTGGAGGAACTGCAGGAGCGACAGGGGTGTTACTTGCCCAGATTCGTTCAGACCCTAAAGTTCACTATGCTCTTTTATTGATTGGAATTTCCATGTTCCTGTACCGGTACATGGCTATGCGAATGGCGGCAAATGCTCGACGCCATGAGGCAGCTGAGCGCAACAAGAACCGAGCACACTCACTTGCTCTCATCAACAAACAGCAAGAGTTTTTCTTGAAAATGATTGAGAAGCAGCAAGAAGCCATCCCAAATATAGTGATGGGTCTTCTTCAGGGAAGAGATCCATCAATTGCGGGACTTATTGCGAACCGTTGAAGACCTCCTATGAGCAACTGCCGCCAAGGTTCCTAAAGCAGCAAGGGTACCAAGAGCTTGTATCGTTCCCTTTTTCAAATGTGAACCAGTATTATGTGCTGCTGGTCGAATATATCCAGCTTTTATAGTCCTTTTTACTGAACGAGTCACGCGACTTGGTCTCATTGATCGTCCTAATTTATAAGCATACCCTTCAGTATTCATGAGTTCACGAATAAGTTTCTTTTTTTCATTTGAAAGACGATCATAACGTCCAAAAGGTAATGGAATACCTGCCCATCTGCGACTCGTCCCTCGCTTATAAAGATTTGGAAAATTTACGAAATAATCAAAATTATTTTTATTAAAGTATGTTCCATTACTTTTTTTTAGGTTCAAAGCTTTACTATTCGCAAGTGTAGCCTGACTCAGAAAACGTTTAATTTTTTCATGATTATTATTCGTCAAATTTCTCTTGAGTTTGAGTACTCGAGCTCTCTGAGTATTATTCAAATTAGCATTTGGACGGGCAATTTTTCTCTTTGCGAGTTCACCTGTTCTTACTCGAATCATCAAGTTTTCAACCTGTTTTTTAGATAGGGACTTTATATAGTGATTTGCCGCTCGTTTATTTTGAGGACTCAACTCAATAGTAGCAAGTCCCATAGAACGTAGAACTCGTCTGCCAAGACTCGCTGACATCTTACTACTTAAAAATATTTTTTGTGCAATTATAAATGGAGGATGCAGCCAGAAAGATATGGAATACCCTCGGACCAGGGTACTCTGAGCGAGTCTATCATAACGCATTTGAGGTGGAACTGCGTCAACGAAATGTCTCATATGAGACGGAGCGTATAATACCCATATATTACCAAGGTCATAATGTGGGTAATATAAGGGCAGACCTTATCATAGGCGGGGACACTGTCGTCGAGCTCAAGTCAGTCTCACGCCTGACTGATCAATTTAGGATACAAATTCAAAATTACATGAGACTCCTGGGTGTACCCAAGGGGTACCTCATCAACTTTCCTCTTGGAACTGCAGAGGTTCCTGAGATTGAAGTAATTTTGATCCAAAATTAGTTTTCATATCGTCCGAATAAATTCCCAATCAAGTTCATCACAAATCTTTCTCCATATTTGATCCTGAATATATAGTTTCTCCTTGGACTTGAGGAGGGGGAAGCATGGGAGATATCTATCCTCTGAGAGAAGTTCGCACATCTTATAAAGGACATAGGAGTAACTCAAAAAGTTCTTACGTGCAGCAGGCTTGTGTTTCTCGAACGGTGCTTGAATCTTATGAAACATGAGACGGAGCCTGTCCTCGAGTGCTTGGTCCATCGTCGGAGGAGTGATCCCGCCAAGTATAGTCGATATGTAGGGTGCGTGCTCATAGTACTTGTTCTTATCAATCTTCTTGAGCAGAGACCTCACCTTTTCATGAGTAATCTCGTCCAAGTTCTTAATCTTCATCTTTCTGAACTCGGTCCGGAGCTGTCCAATCACCTCATCGGGGACACTCGTCGACTCCTTTGCTTGAAACTGTGAAATCCATTCGTTAAAATGGTTCTCACGTTTATAGGAATACACGACATTCTTCTCCATTTCCTGTTCCTCCTTGAATCCCACCTCGTCTGATAAAAAGTACTCTGTAAATCCACATTCCGTGCACACGAGGTCACTTTGCTGCTCGTCGTGAATTTTTGTATATATCTTTCCGCAATTTTTACAAGGTTCAAATTCATACTCTTTCTTTTCACATACACCTTCATCCTCAACCTCCTTGAGGTACTTGCGGTAAATGTCGTTTCTTTGAACTCCTTTACGAGAGGAAATCTGTAGGTTTGCGACAGTCTTGGTACTTACCGTCGTCGTAGTATCCCCCGTGTATTCCCGTATAATGGGAACACACGCGAGTAGATATTCTGCAAGCTCATCCTGAGTTTTACAATTTCTAACTCTTTCTTCGTACCTTGCTTCCATTTATTTTATCATTAAAATATTTCTTAATTATCAATTTTTGGTGCTAAATAAAACTTGAGGTCTCCTAGATTTGCAATAGTATACCTGAACACAATTGGCATATTCTCATTCGTCGAGTCCTGCATAATCTGAATACTCGAACACATATTTGTCGCCTTGGTAAACAGGTTAATGTACTTGAGACTAAAAGTTCCACCTATGCGCTCCTCCGGTCCTTCATCAACACACTCAATGTCCGTCTTCTGGTTTGCAAAGTCACCCAGGCAACTCAACTCAAGTGTCTTTCCATGACGGAATATGCTAATCTCGTTTGATAGGTTCCCCATATCCCGGGTGTACCTCTGAAAGTCAATCGATGGCAGGGTGGTGACGAGGTTCATCTCAATATCCGGAATGTCTAGTATGTCCTCGTTAATGTCAAGCAATTTTAGTTTAAAATTAGTAAAAGATTTCTTGACTGTGTTTTCTATGATCATGTCCATATAGTCCCGACCAGTGATGGAGATGGTCAGGGTATCCTGACTGGTGATGGACTTGAGAAGCTTGTAGACATTTGACATATTCAGTCCGGCAATGATATTTACTGGACATTCATACTCCTCAAAGTTTTCAGCCCCAAGAACCATGTGAACCAGTGTTACGCGAGCAGTATCTAATGTCAAGACGTGAACACCCTTCTCGGTAAAATAAACATTCACGTCATTGATGATATCCTTCAGCACCTCAAACACAGACTTGAGAGCTGACGCTTGAATAGTCTTTAGATGCATTAGTTTAATTGTGCGTTTTTCCTCTAAGTATTTGAAACTCTGAGTTTTGCCATTGCATCTGTAACATTTGATGAAATTTTATCTTCTAGCTCTGGGGTGATCTCAGGCTGAAGCTGTGCCCCAAAATTATCAAATTCAAATAGGGTTGGCATTTCTGTGCCGTCTATGTTTGAACAGGAACTTGGTCTGGGGTCCCAAGACTCAAATTCGAAAGGAATCATAGACTCAAGCCACGGCTTGATGTCTCCCCCAACTTTCATAACTCCCTCATTTGTTACTAGCGTGGGAACCATTGTAATTTTCTTCGAGGGAACACCGAGCGTCGAAATGTTGTGATACCTCACAATCTCATTCAGAGAGGGCTGAGTCTTGATGAACTCGATAATTTGCGACGAAAATTTACATTTGTCCGAGTAGACCAAGAGGGCCATTTAAATTACATCATCTTTTTTGGATAGAAGATTTTCGCAGTCTGACAGGCGAACTGAAAGTTCGGCTTCGGTAGGTTCCTGATATAAGTCCAACGGACTTGGAAGATTTTCGCAGTCTACTAATAATGAAGGATATTGTCATCCTCGTACTAGTTATCATAGTCGCCTTTCTGGTCTGGAACAGCCGAGTCACCGTGTCAGGGTACACCGCCCCCCCAGTAGCGAATACAAATATCCCTGTTCCAGCTGATGTTATTCAGACAATAATCGACAAGATTCGGCAGACCAAGCCAGACGAGTACCCAATTGAAACCCTTTTCATCACCCCCCAGGCTGATGGAGTGTACACAAGTCGCTTTATGTTTTACAATACTCGCAAGTTCCTTGGGAACCAGTACGATGTTATTGCCAAGATTGGACCGGATGGAGCAGTCAATATCCAAAATATGACAGAGTCTTCCAAGGAGGATTCAAGCACTGGATACAAGCCCGATACTTACAAGCCGTATGAAGATATCAATAATAACTCAGCCAGTCAGCTCAAGTCTGTTCTGGCAACCCGACCAGAGACGCCAGTTGTTACATCTCTGAATCTTGGAACCCGCGCTTGAGCGTAAAGATTTAGTAAATAAGTCCTTCGGACTTGATAGGAATGTCAGTGTCTGCTCAAGACATTGCAAAAATGGAGCATGCTCGTCAAAATGCCCGAAAGGAGTTTTATAAAGCTCTTCTCGAGCAATTTTGTAGGAAAATTAAAAATTCCGTACAGCTCGGTCAGAAGGAGTGTGTCCTGACAGTTCCTGTATTTTTGGTTGGATTTCCAAAATATGATTTATCAACAACAGTTCGATACATGTGTCGCCAGCTTCAGAGACTTGGATACATTGTGACTCTCATGGGACCTCTGGACATCCGAGTGTGGTGGAAAAAGCCCCCAGTTCACCAGATGCTTCCGGAAGAGGTGGAGGAGGTGGAACTTCCAAGCCTTGTCAATTTGCAAAAGATGGCGAGTAAATTGAGGAAGAAGTAGCTATGAGTCCGACCATCTGAAACCTTGTAATGTCTGTGGAGCTGGAGGTGGTCTAGAATCATATGTCTGCGTATGAGCTGTCTGTGGAGCTGGAGCCGGTTTAGAATCATACCTCTGTATAGGAGCTGTCTGTGGAGCTGGAGGTGGTCTAGAATCATATGTCTGCGTATGAGCTGTCTGTGGAGCCGGAGCTGGTTTGGGAGCTGGGACGGGAGCTGGGGCGGGAGCTGGTTTGGGAGCTGGGACGGGAGCTGGTTTGGGAGCTGGGACGGGAGCTGGGACGCGACTAGTACGATACCCTGAAGTTTCTTTACAAAATAGGAAAAAGATGACGAGTACAAGAATGCTCCATAGTGCGATACGTTCAATTATGTGCATTATTATACAATCAATAATTTTATTTCGAGAATATAATGGAACTCATAAACGAATCTGAGCGCAGATTCACCAAGAAGCTATGTGACTCAATGACCCCTTCTATGATTGAGGCATTTTGGGAGATTTGGCTCGAGGCTCAGAAGGAGGCAAAGGGGAAAAACACGACCCAGGTCTTCCAGCAGCTCCTCCGCGACGTCAAGACGTGGAATTCTTCAATTTCAAACCGAAATACAGAGGCAATCATCAAGAACAACCCCATGTTCCCCAAGCTACTCGCAGCCGTCTTTGTGATTCACGTCAAGATTTTGAGTTCTATCCGAACTGACAAAAAGTCAAAGAAGATATCCATCAAGCTCCCAGCGAATGATGTATTTGTTCAGAGGTGTTATGAGGCGTGTGCAAAGGACATCTATGAGGATCCCGATATCATAGTGAATAAGAACCACTCGGATGAGCACAGGAAAAAGGAGCTTCACAAACGTTTCATAGTTCACATCTGTGACATTATTGAGGAGCTTGTTCCAATGGCTGAGATTCTGGATACGTACCTGAGTCTTCCTACAGGTGATGAGGGGATGAACTTTGACGAGGAGGAGGATGAGGTTGAAGATGTTCAACCAATGGAGGAGCCAGTGCAGGAGGGCTTTGATGAGGCACCTCCTCCTCCTGAGCAAGGGAACATGCAGTTTGGTCAAACCCCAGGTGGAAGCCAGACGGTGACAACCACAAACACTCTGACACCCCCATCAGTTCCAGGGGGTACTCCAGCTCCCTCGAATGACAATCTCTTTGATGATGCACCTGATGATGTGAAGAAAATCCCGCAAAACTAATGTTTTTAGATGATAGAAATGGAACAGTATTTCCAGGAACCATCGAGCGCTGCAATCATAGCCGCAGCAGTGACAATGGGTTACATATTCATTCGAGCAAAGATGAATGGAGATGAAAAAATTAAGAATTCAGAATACTTCAAGCCAGCCTTTTTGGTCGGTCTTTTGGTCTTTTTCATTGTCAGCCAGGGTCAGGGGTCTCACGGATCCGTGTCAAAAGAGCCCTTTTAAAGACTTAAGGTGTTAATATAATAATGGCGTCCTCCAGTGCATTTAACGAAATGTACTCTCAGTTTCTCGGTGAGCTTGCACAAACTTTCCCCGAGGAGCCCGCAATTGCAAAGATGGTGAAAAAGACCAAGGATCAGAAAACGTACAAAAAGATTATGAATAAGTTGTCCCCGTGGGCTCAGCAGATTATGGAGAAGGATCCCAAGTTTTTTTGCGAGGAGAATGAGTTTGCTGAGATGCTTAACCTCCACGAGCTCTGGAAGAAGAAGGATGTGTCCGATGCGACTCGTCAAGCTATCTGGCAGTACATTAGCTCTCTGTATGGTTTTGGGGTAACTCTCCAGATGATTCCTCCTCAGTTTATGAGTGTTATCGAGTCTGAGGCTGAGAACTGCGCCAAGGGACTCAAGGAGTCTGGGGGCGAGCTCAGTGAGGCAAATATAATGGCAGCCGCCCAGAGCATGATGAGCAAGTTGCTCGCAGGCGGTGGTCTCCCAGGACTTCCCGGGGCACCCCCACAGAGGAAGGCGACGAAGAAAGACTTTATGGCTCTGGACTAAAATCTCAACAAATACCAGAATGGATCCAAGAGAGATTTTCAAATCAAGTGAACTCCTCGACTTTTGGCCAACAGCCAGCCAGTCTGCAAAGGAGCGCGTTTCTTCGACAACTCGATTTATACTGTATGCCACTTGCATAATTTACCTTATTAATCGTGATACTCGGGTGTTTGCACTGGGTATCCTTGCTCTCGCAATTCTGTACTACCTCTACAACATGAATATGATTTCTGATGGAAAATTGAGGGGTTCCGTCACAGACGGACGCCTTCCAGGTCCCCTCCGCGATAATGTGTCTCTCCCCAGCTATGACAACTCGATGGCTAATGTGCTTTTGAGTGATTATGTCGACAATCCAGACCGCCCAGCAGCCGCATGGTACCCAAGCATGCGCACAGAGGTTCAGCAAACCTGGAGCCAGATTCACCCATTTGAGCGTCAGCGAGATGCAGAGCGTAATTTCTACACTATGCCATCAAGCACAATTCCAAATGACCAGGCTGCCTTTGCATATGGTGCATTTGGCAAGCCATTCGCGCCCAAGTGTAACGACCAAGGGGGTGCCGCTTGTGATCCAGACCGCTTCTACTCCGCCTTCCCAGAGAGCACACAAATGCGTGGAGGAAATGGAGGTGGATACGGGGGTGGGTCCAAATAAATTTAAATATAGCATTAAAGTAATAATGCCAACTCTTGATACGAGTCCTTTGACTCTTGAGAAGGGCGTGTGGTTTGGACCCGCTCAGGTGGTTCTGGCTGATAAAACAGCTGTGGAGAGCACTCTTCGTGAGCAGACCACCAGTGCATGGAAGAAGGGCTGGTCCGAGAAGGCATACGACTTTCCTAATACTTACGTGAACCTTCCACTGCGTGTGCTGTATTGGAACCCAATCACCACCTTTGGTGAAATTCAGAATGAACGTTTTGAGCAGCGCTACTACAGCAAAAAGCCAAAGACCTTCAATCGCTAAAAAGATAATATCCTACTATTAATAATGGACCCATTGGCTATAGCAGCTGTCGTTGGTCTTGTGTTTGCTGGAAAGCGACTTGCTGATGGGCGCAATGAAAGCCCCCAGAGAAGCCGTAAACCACTCCCAGCAACCACGGCACCCCTCACTCGCCGAGATATTGATTTGAGATCAAATGCTCGTGATCACGGAAAGGATTATACGGATATGTTTAACCAGACTCCAGATGTTGGTCGGCGCGTTGGTGACTGGCGCCTTCAGCCCAAGGAGGCGATTGCAAATCTCCAGGATATGTCCCAGACAACTTCTCGGTTTCCATTTGGTCAGCCCGTGTATGATTTGTACAATCGTGAATACATCACGAATAAGATGAACAATGTGAGCCCATTGGAATCTCCAAACACTGTGGGACCAGGTCTAGGTGTTGGACCAAGTGTTCGCGCAGCTGGAGGTTTCCACGACTACTTCCGTGCTCTCCCAACGAATATCAATGAGGAGAAGCTCACGACACTTGAGGGACGTCCAGGACCTCCCAGCCCTGTCGTGAAGAGTGGAGGAGCTGCTTACATTGGAGACATGACGCACCAGGCAGCCCAGTCGAAGACTGCCTTCCGCCCGCCAGGTGCATTTGGAGGAGGTGGTGCTCAGAGCGCAATGGTTGCCCCAGAGGGACGCCCAGACTACCTCAAGACCCGCAAGACGACTCGCCGCCAGGAGTCTGGTCTTCGTAATGACACTCTTGCAGAGGGAGCTCCCAACTATTTCGTCAAACAGCCATATGCAGAGGGTAAGACGTGCTACACGGATACTACCCTCACTCGTGCAAGTGGCGATCGCTCCAAGCCCGATCGTGCAGCCAATGGAGCTCGTATGAATGTTCGCAACGATCCAGTCAACCAGGTGGGAGCTGCCACCCAGCTTCGCCCAGAGGCTGAGATTCTCCCAGTGCCACCCATGGGTCTCACAGGCGCGAACCAGGGCAGGAGTTACCTCGCACCTCAGTTTGATGATCCACTCAATGAATACAAATCAAACCCCAATCCACGTGCACAGCCTGATTTCCTTGATATTGCAATTGCACAACTTGACAAGAATCCGCTCGCATATTCACTTGCAGCTCCCAAGCAGGCGGAGCGAGAAATGGATACCAAACCTTTTAACACAGTANCAGTGAATTAAATTTGGGTTCCGGAGTCGCTAAAAAAATATAGACACAAAGTAAATGTCTGGAGGTGTCGTTCAACTCGTAGCTGTTGGACCTCAGGACGCTTGGCTAACAGGCAAGCCCGAGGTCTCTTTCTACCGGTCGAATTACAAACGTTATACTCATTATTCTAACTCAGTTGAGCGTCAGGTTATTCAGGGAGCACCTATCGCTAACGGTATTTCCACCATCCGCTTCGAGAAGAAGGGAGATCTGCTCAGCTATGTGTACCTGACTGCCCGTGACAACAACGGTGCAGGCATTGTTGGACTTGATTGGTCCAAGGTGATTGACAAGGTGGAGCTTTACATCGGAGGTCAGATTGTGGATACCCATGATTTCGAGTACATGACCGATATCGAGCCAATTGTTGGCGCACAGAACTTCTCTCAGCGGTACNTGAACATGAATGNTTCTGGTCCTACTAGCCAGAAGAACTCNTTCTTCCCACTCAAGTTTTTCTTTTGCAAGGAGTGGTCAGTGGCTCTGCCCCTGATTGGTCTCCAGTTCCACGATGTGGAGATCCGCATCACCTGGTCTCCCTACCTGAACCAGAACATCAATATTGGTACCACAACCTACCCAGTCCTGAGTGCACCCAACGGAAACGCAAACGTGTTCAGCGTGAACCAGGGTTCCCTGGCATTTTCCAACACAGCTAACTTGGTTGTGTCCCAAACCATCGGTCCTCTATTCCCAGGTATGATGCTGGCATCCGCTACATCCAACCTCCAGGGGAACGTTGCAGTCGTACAGGGTGTCTCTTCCAATTTAACAGCATATTCTAACATTGGATTTTCAAACATATTTGTTTCATCTTCTGGTTCCGGGGTGAATAGTGGAATTGCCAATGTGGTTGCCCTTTTCAACACTGCAGGTGGTCCAGTCAGCGCCTATGCTCCAATTGTTTCCGCCCAGATTCCTCTACTGGTTGCTGCCGGCTCTGCCGCCACGACGACTGCTACTTTAACACTCGCCCAGGTGTCCAGTTACAGCGGATCTGGCTCACTGGCAGTTGGTCAGTATGTGGCAGGTCTTCCCTTTGCTGGTCCAGTCTCCGTGTCGAACGTGAACAGCGCTACAAGCGTCACTCTCACTTTCCCATCTCAAATTACAGGTCCCGTCCTCGCAGGTACCACCATCTCCTTCTTCAACGGCACCTCGAACACCTCCACTAGCTATTCACAGGTTCAGTACCAGACATGGTCCAACTTCGTGTACCTCGATCAGTCCGAGCGTGATTGGTTCGCCAAGGAGAAGCAGGACCTGCTCATTACCCAGGTGCAGCGTGTGGTCATGGGCACCAACCCAGTCCAGGAGCTGGCACTGGCTCAGCCAGTCAAGTTCATCGCCTTCCCTTGTGTGAACTACAGCCAGATTTTCGCAAATGGTGCTGGTTCTGCAGCAGCTGCCAACTACCAGCTCAAGACCCAGGTGAACGGAGTGGATGTCGGCGATACCCGTCACATGTACCACTGGGTGGATGTGCCCCAGTACTACAACACTCCTTGGGGCTATATCCACAATAACCAGACTGCAAATGTGGCAATCATTTCTTACTGCCTCGACACCTCCAAGCTCCAGCCCACTGGCACGCTCAACTTCTCTCGCCTCGACAACTTCCGTCTGGTTGTGCCTTCGACTCTGACCAACGGTGTGCAGGGTCTGGCAAATCCCTACATCAACTACCCAACCCAGTACCTGTATGCAGTCAACTACAACGTCTTCCGTATCCAGAACGGTCTCGGGAGCATCTTGTACGCTAATTAGAAATATTTTCTGCATAAAGAATGGATACCAGGGTATAATATGGAAGTTGTTAAAAGGTGAACGCGGTCATCAGAATCTCCACTCCAGGCTGCTTCAAAAAGGATGGTCAACT